AATCCCGAGAACGCTTCGAGCGGCGGTGGTTATCCCACGAGCAAGACCGAGAATTGCGTTGTCGCGATCGTGACGCTGCAAGAAGAGATCAAGAGTGAGATCATGGAGATCGCCGACTTTGAGCGGCAGACCTCTCAGATCATCAAGGAGCTTGTTGAGGACCTGAACTTCAAGACCGTCCTCGAGCTTCGGTATCTCAGCTACCTGCGGTGGGAGGAAATTGCCGTCAGAATGAATTATACATTCAGATGGACCCAGGAGCTTCACCGTAGAGCTTTATCCGCATTGCAGGAAGCGGCAAGCACGTTAATTCCGGCGTAAATGCGCTATAATGATTATTTTAGGCTAAAGCGCGTTAATTCCTGGGGTCACATTGTATACTGGTATGGAAGGTTTTGGCGAGCACGGCCATTGTCCTTCCTCCTGAAGAAGAGCGGCTGGAAACAGTCGCTCTTTTCATTTTGCTGCGTTTGGAGGTGGTGAGCGTGGCAGGCAAAATGACTCCGAAGATGCAAAAGTTTGTCGATGAATACCTTGTCGACCTGAATGCGACGCAAGCCGCAATCCGTGCAGGATATAGCAAAAAGACGGCTTACTCGATCGGCGTTTCAAATTTGAAGAAACCCGAAATTCAAGCCGCAATCCAAAAAAGACAAAAGTCGGCGGCTGAAAAGCTCGAGATCACGCGAGAGCGAGTCCTGAAAGAGCTCGCTTCGATCGGCTTCGCGAAGGCTACCGACTTTTTGACGATTCAGGGCGGCCGCGTTCTCATTAAAGACTCTGACGACGTGGCCGCTGATAAGCTGGCAGCTCTCGCCTCTGTCAAGGAGGGTATGTATGGCGTAGAGGTCAAACTCGCTGATAAGGCTCGCGCTCTCGAGATGCTTGGTAAATATCTCGGTCTCTTTGATGGGACGAATCCGGAGGGCGATACGCAGAAGAATAACCTCTTTGAGGCGATCGCCGGCGCTGCAGAGGGGGGAATCGATCTAAATGAAATACCAGAGATTCAGTCCTCGGCAGACGTTGACGCTGACGTGGTGGAAGAGACCTGAGTTTGCAGACTATGACGGCATTCTCTGCGACGGCTCCATTCGATCGGGCAAGACCGTCTCAATGGCGGTCGGCTTTATCCTTTGGAGCATGTACTCTTTCAACAATGAGAGCTTCGCCATTTGCGGCCGCACGATCGAGTCGCTGCGCCGCAATGTGATCGTGCATTTGCCCTCCTGGCTTGAGGGTCTCTTCAAGGTGACCGAGCGGCGCGCCGAGAATAAGCTGATTATCTCGGTCAGCGGTCATAGCAATACCTACTACCTTTTCGGAGGTCGCGACGAATCCAGTTATACGCTTGTTCAGGGCATGACCCTGGCCGGCGTTCTTTTTGACGAGGTCGCGCTTATGCCGCGGTCCTTCGTCGAGCAGGCCCTCGCCCGATGCTCGGTCGCGGGGAGCAAATTCTGGTTCAACTGCAACCCCGAAGGCCCCATGCACTGGTTCTACAAAGAATGGGTGCTTGAGTGCAAGCGCAGGAACGTTCTTCACCTGCATTTCACGATGGCCGACAACCTCAGCCTTTCCGAGAAGATCAAGCAGCGCTACGAGGGCATGTATACAGGCGTTTTCTACGCTCGGTATATCCTTGGAAAGTGGACGAAGGCCGAAGGCCTGGTTTATCCCTTCTTTGACGCGAAAAAGCACATGATCGATGACGATCTCTCGCGCGGCCGTTATTACATTAGCTGCGACTACGGCACACTCAACCCGTGCGTCTTCGGGCTTTGGCGCGTAAAAGGCAATTCGGCCTTCATGGTAAAAGAGTATTACTACGACGGCCGCAAGAAGGGCAAGCAGAAGACCGATGAAGAGTATTATGCCGATCTTGAGGCCTTTGCAGACGGCTACCTGATCGAGCAAGTCGTCATTGACCCTTCGGCCGCCTCCTTCAAGGAAACAATCAGGCGGCACGGCAAATTCAGCGTCAAGAACGCGAAGAACGACGTGCTTGACGGTATTCGCGATACTGGAACAATGCTGCAAGCCGGCTTGCTCCATTTCAATAAGACCTGCGTCAATACGAAAGCCGAGTTCGGCGCGTACGCGTGGGACGAGAAATCTTCGAGCGACGCCGTGATTAAAGAGAACGATCACAGCATGGACCAAATGCGGTATTTTGTCCGCACGATTATGAAACGCGAGGTGAGGGCGTATGGCATTAAATAACCTTTGGGGAAAGCTCGGTGCATTTTCGAGAAATGTGCTTGTGCCTTCCAATGTGATTTATAAGAGCTTCGATGCGGACCCGCTCGTCAGCGATAAAATGTCTCGCGCCATTAGTCGGTGGTACGGCATGTACGTCGATAAGCCTGAGTGGGCCGACGACGAGGTCAAACCTCTCGGCCTTCCGCGAGCGATCGCGAAGGAGTTCGCGCAGGTCGTCTCCTCGGAAATGACGATCACGGCTGACGGCGGTCCTCGCGCCGACTTTATCAACGAGCAGTTGACGCGCTTCCAGTCGAACGTGCAAAACAGCATCGAGCTTTGCATGGCCCTCGGCGGCATGGCCTTCAAGCCGTATGTCTCGGGTGGAAACGTCTTCATCGACAGTACGAGCGCCGCGTCCTTTATCCCTCTCCGCTTTGACGATGGAGATAACTGTGTCTCTGGTGTGTTTAAGAGTCAACCGGTCAAGGTCGACAAGAGCTACTTCGTCAAGCTCGAGTACCATGACTTCGCCAACGGCGTCTATATGATTCGCAATAAGGCGTTTACCTCTGACGAGAACGGTATCACCGGCAGCGAGGTCGAGCTTGGCCGCGTTCCTGAGTGGACCGCCATTCCCAAAGAGGTTCAGATCAAGAATGTGGAAAAGCCGCTCTTCGGCTACTTCACGCCGCCTGTCAGCAACAACATTGATACCGCGTCCAGCCTGGGCGTCTCTATTTATGGCGGCGCGACTGAGGACCTGATTCGTGACGCTGATGAACAGTGGGCGCGCTTCCTTTATGAGTTTGAGAGCGCCGAGCGTAAGATCATCGGCACCCCTGAGGCGATCTCTGGCTCGCTGCCTGGCAGTAAGGCAAATCCCTTGCTCGGCGATCGGCTCTTTATTCAAATGCCGTATGACTCGGACGACTTCTTCAAGGAGTTCTCCCCAGCGCTTCGGCATACCGGCTACTACGAAGGCTTGCAGGCGATCTTACGCCGCATTGAGTTCAATACCGGCCTTGCTTACGGCGATCTCTCCGACCCCGCGACTGTGGAAAAGACTGCGACCGAGGTCATGTCTGCGAAGATTCGCAAGTTTAACACGGTCAAGGCTCTCGAAGATCGCTTCAAAGCTGCGCTCGAAAATGCGGTCTACGGTATCGACGTCTACGCCACTCTCTACGGTCTTGCGCCCCGCGGAGAGTATGAGCTCTATATCGACTTCGACGATAACATTCTCACCGATAAGGACGCTTTGCGTGAACGCGACCGCCAGGACGTTCGCGACGGCCTTATGCAGAAGTGGGAATACCGCGTCAAATGGTACAATGAGACCGAGGAGGTCGCAAAGAGCATGTGCCCTGCGGAGTCCACGGCGGACCCCTTTAGCCTCGGCTGATGCTGACGCCTGAATACCTGGCGGCTACTCCGGACGCTCTTGTCGAGCTTTATGGAAAGATCGAGCAAGACATTCTCGCGAATATGGCTGAACGCATCGCGAAGTACGATTATTACATTCCTGCGGTCCAGCATCAACACCAGCGTCTTCGGGCGATGGGGATGCTTGAGACCGAGATCGAGCAGCAGCTCGCCGCGCTCACGGGAAAGACCCAGGCTGAGCTCAAAAAGCTCATGGCGCAGGCCGTTGATGAGGCGCTTACTTCTGACGCAAAAATCTACGCGGCCGCAGGTATGGGCGACGTTGACCCTCTTGCGGTCGCCGGTGTTCGCGAGGCGCTGCAAAGCGGTCTTCGGCAAACAAGCGGAATCTTCCGCAACCTGACTCGCACGACCGCGAACACGGCTGCAAAACAATTTGAAGACGCTCTTGATCGGGCCTGGCTGCAGGTCACGTCAGGGGCGTTTGACTATAATACCGCAATCAGAAACGCGGTCAAGGACCTCGCGCGGACTGGCGTCCAGTCGATCACCTATCCCTCAAGCCATGTGGACACAATCGAGACGGCTGTTCGCCGTGCAGTCGTCACCGGCGTCAACCAGACCGCTGCAAAATCGCAGCTTGCGCTTATGGACGAGCTTGACATCGATCTTGTGGAAGTAACCGCTCATGCCGGCGCTCGTCCGAGTCATCAAGAGTGGCAAGGGCAAGTTTATTGCCGCAAGGGTTCTCACCCGAGGTACAAAAACTTCGAGGAGGCTACGGGGTACGGCACCGGCGACGGTCTTTGCGGCTGGAACTGCAATCACAGCTTTTTCCCGTATGTTGAGGGCGCGCCTCGAACCTACTCGAAGGCTCAACTTAAGGACTACGCCGCAAAGAATATTTCCTACAACGGTCAGCAGTTGACTGAGTACGAGGCTTTGCAGCAGCAGCGTTATATCGAGCGTGGTATTCGCCGATGGAAACGCGAAGAGGTCGCTATGAAGGCCGCAGGCCAGTCTACCGACGAGGCTCGCGCTAAAGTCCGCGCTTGGCAGGCTCGACAGCGCGATTTTATCAAGCAGACCGGTCTTAAGCGAGACTCCTCTCGTGAACAGATCGGATAGAACGCTCATAGACAAGCCCCAGGCGACCCGTATCGAGTTTTCTGCCTGGGGCCCTGGTGTTTATACTCCTAATATTTGGAAGTCATACGGACGATCGTGGAGCTCCGTATGACTTCCTTTTATATGCGAGCCGTGGTTATGCGGGTTCGACTCCTGCAGCTCGCGCAATATCGGCTACCCGTCAGCCTATGAGGACGGGGCGGCAGGTCATGGCAACGACCTAAAAAGCCTAACCGCAAAGAAAGGACACAGTATGAAAAAGGACGAACTCACCGCTCTGGGCCTGACAGACGAGCAGGCCGACAAAGTGCTTGCCATCAATGGTCGCGACATTGAAAAGCACAAGAAATCCGCCGAAGACGCGAAAGCCGAGACGGCCACCCTGCAGCAGCAGCTCTCCGACCGCGACAAGGACCTCGAGACCCTGAAAGCCGGCGCGGAAGATGCTGAGAAGGTCAAGCAGCAGCTCACCGACCTGCAGACGAAGTACAACGACGAGACCGCCAAGTATCAAAAGCAGATCGCCGATCGCGATTATGCCGACGCCCTCGAGACCGCCTTCAACGACGGCAAGATCGAGTTTACCTCCAAGGGCGCGAAAGCCGCGGCTTGCGCTGACTTCATGGCTACTCGCTGCGAGCTGAAAGACGGCAAGCTCGTCGGCTTTGATGATCGTATCAAGGCCATGCGCGAGAAAGACCCCGATTCCTTCCGCGCTGAAAAGCCCGACCCCAGCTTCGCGAACCCGACCGGAGGCGGCAACCCGACGGTCCTGAGCAGAGCCGCGCAGGCTGCGCGTACTGCGAGCGCGAGATTCGCTCCTGCTTCTACCCCCGCAGAGAACACCAACACTAAATAAGGAGGATTCCATTCATGTCTATTCTGAAAACTGAGATCGGCACCGCGATTCCTAATTTCCTGGATAGCGAAGTCGGTCTCGTCACCAAGACCGCGCAGATTCCTCAGAGCATGGGCCGGACTGATGGCGATCGCAAGACCGTGTTTGCCGGCACCGTGTTCCCCGCGAATACGAGCGCCGCGACCGGCATCGTGTTCCAGGACGTCGACGTCACCGATGGCGACGCAATCGGCTCCATCATGGTTGCCGGCCGCGTAATCAGCGATCGCGTGAACGCCGCAAGCGCCGCGCAGACCGCGCTCAAGAACATCGTCTTTGTCGGTGCGAACGCGACCGTTCGCGGCTATTCTGTCACCTACGAGAAGGACGGCGGCACGGGTGACGTTCCCGTCGATGCAACCATGTACGCTGACGGTGAGATCGTCGCGCTCTCTAAGAGCTATCCGCTGACGAAGAGCTCCAAGTCTCAGATCGGCTGGGCCCTGAGCTCTGGCGGTGACGCCGTTGACACGGTTACGATCGCGGGCGCGGACGTTAAGGTCTACCCCGTCTTCGAGGCCTAATCTAAGTAAGGAGGATATAACACATGCCCGATATTCTGAGAATGCTGTCCCAGGCTGAACAGCTTGACTTCAGCCAGAACTTCCTGATTCCTCGCCCGAACTACATCGGCGACACGATCTTCCCTGATCGTAAGACTCAGAACTTCAAAGCTGAGTACCTGCGCCTTGCGGCCGGTTCTCAGCTTCCCACTATGGCCCTGGTTCACGGCCTCGACACCGAGGCGCACATCGGCTCTCGCCCCGCGCTGGAGCGCGTGACGGTTGAAAAGCTCTTCATCAAGGAGAAGATCAACCAGACCGAATCCCTGCGCCAGGTGCTCGAGAACGGCGCGTTCAATGACAGCGCTCTGATTGACTTCGTTTATGACGACTGGGGTCGTCTGGCCGAAGGCGTTCGCTGCCGTACTGAGGTCGCCAAGATGGAAGTCCTGTCCACCGGCAAGATGACCATCAAGGAGAACGGCCTGAACTTCTCTGTTGACTTCGGCGTGCCGAATGGTAACACCGGCTTCGACATTGACGTCTCCACGCCTGACAAGAACGTTCTCGCGCAGATCGAAGAGATCGTCGAGACCGCCCGCGACAAGGGCTTTACCATTTCCGGTATGGTCCTGTCCGGTTCCGTGCTCTCTAAAATGCTGACTAACGAGGGGATCTCCAAGGCCATCTATGGCGGTGCCGGCGCCGGCGCTATGGTTTCTCGTACGCAGCTCGTCGGCCTGTTCAACGAGCTTTTCGGTATTACCGATATTCGTACGAACGACCTGCGCTACAATGTCGAGGGCAAAGACGGCAAGCTGACGACCCAGCGCTTCTGGGGCAAGAGCAAGGTCTCCTTCCTGGCTTCCTACAACGGCCTGCAGAACTTCGGTGTCGGCCTGTGGGGCGTGACTCCCGAAGAGGAGCAGCTCGGCTCCTGGACCGCGAAGAGCTTCGAGCAGTTTGTCACCCTGACCCAGTGGACCGAGCCTGACCCCACGGCTGTCTGGTCTAAGGCGTCTGGCCTGTTCGTGCCCGTTCTGCCGAACCCCGCAGGCCTGTTCATCGCTACTGCCAAGCTGCAGTAAGGAAGGCGGTGCGGTAAGTGGTCGTTGTCAGCTATGAGTGGTATAAGACCACTTACGGCGGCGAGCTGGACGAAGATACCTTCAACCGGCTCGCATCTCAGGCGTTCCTCTTTGCGGACGCCATGACCGAGTATAGGCTCAGTGCTCGCTGGGCCTGTCTGGCGGAGCCCGTACGCGCAGCGGTTATGTCGGCTGTCTGCGCGTACGCCGATCAGGCAAATATCGAGGAGTCCGGCGGTCCCGTTTCGTCCGAGACGAACGACGGCATCTCGCGAACCTATGTGACGGGCAGCGCCTCGAGCGCCGGCGCGTCAAAGAACGCAGGAACGGCACAGGGCCGATTGAGCAATGCAATTCGGCTCTACCTCGCTCCTACGGGTCTCCTGTTCCGCGGGAGGGGCCGCCGATGAAAGACTTCCTCGCCTGCGCCGAGCTCGTGACGCTCGTTCACCATGTCAAGACCGCCGATTCCGACTCGTATGCCTGCTACCCCATTCAGGGCGTCAGTTGGTATGCGAAGACAGAAACGGCGGTCACGGCTGACGGCGCGAAAGCGGTTAACGTTTATAAGGTCCGAATCCCTGAGGCTGTTCTTCCGTCTTGCTTGCCTGAAAAACTTGACTACCTGGTCAAGGGGGAAATTTCAGGGGTACTCAAGCCGGCAGACCTCAAAGGCTCGACTTATTTTCAGATCACCGCGGTCGCCGACAACCGACGCGGGACTCTTCCGCATGTGGCGGTGAGCGGCGTATGAGTTTCGGAATCAAGATCAAAAGCGTCAACATCACGCCGAGTAAGATTCTCGCAAAGCACGGTCTCGGCAGCGATAACAAGGCGCGAAAATATCTTGCGACTTCGGTCGCGAAATACTGCGACCCGTACGTTCCTATGAGCGCGGGCGCAGGAGCGCATTTGAAGAATCAAAAGCAGATCGCCTCTGACGGCAGCAAAGTTACCTATCCAGGGCCGTACGCCCATTATGTTTATGTCGGCCTCGCTATGGTAGGCCGAGCGCCAAAAAGCTATTCAGGCCGAGCGCTCAACTACCACGGCGCGCCGATGCGAGGTAAAGAATGGGATAAGCGTATGCTTGCGGACCGCGGGGGCGATCTCAAAAGAGACTTCGCCGCTTATGTAGGAGGTAGAGCAAAATGACGATCATTGACGGCGTTCGCGCCTGGCTGAAAACCTATGAGGGACTGGCTGACGGCCGGCTCAGCGTGGATTTTCTGCCCGAGGAGGCGAAAAGCTACTCGGTCGATACCGTGCCGACCACTGAGATCGTCAAGCGCTACCTCGACGGCAGCTCTATTCGACAGTATCTCTTCTGCGTATCGAGCCGCGAGTTTTACAGCGATGACATCGCGCAGAACGTGGACAATCAAGCCTTCTATGAGGGCCTTTCGTCCTGGCTCGAGAGCAAGAGCAAACGTCGACAGTTCCCCGACATCGGTACGGGCCGCACGGTTCGTACAATCGAGATCAGCTCTACCGCATACCCGTTTATCGTTGATGATCACGGTACGGCGCGGTATCAGCTTCAACTCAGACTAACTTATTTCCAGAAAGGAGATCGTACCGCATGAAACTTTCCGAGCTGATGGCGTCTTATACGCCGAACGCCGATTTTGAGGGCTTCGTCACCAACGATGATTTTGTCCTTGCGATCGACTGCTCCGCTAATGGCTCCGCAGAAGTCGCGGATTATGCCGTTGCGCAGCTTGGTGTGACCGGTCTCGACGCAAACCTCAACCCGATCACCCAGGACAAGACCTATATCCGCGCGGGCCAGTCTACCATGAAGACCGGCAACCAGCGCGCCTTTAAGGTCTCTGGCGACCGCTATATCGGCGACGACTTCCAGGACTTCGCGCTCTCTCATGGTATCATGTACGGCACCGGCTCCGCCGTCATTCGCAAGTACGTTTACTTCTGCTTGCTGAACGGCAAGGGCGAGACTGGTCAGGCTTCTATCATCGTCAACTCCGACGGCAGCGGCTCCGCGGGTGAGAGCGCCAGCATCGACATTGACGTCAAGAAGGCCAACGCCGCGCCGAGCGAGTACACCTACTCTGCGTCCACGGGCGGCTAATTTACAAAGGAGGATTTGACAAATGGCAATGTTTCAGTTTTCCGCTCGCCAGGTCGAGCTCAACTTCTGCGATCAGATCAAGTGCACTGTACCGTTGACCGACGAGGTTCAGAAGAAGGTGCAGGACGCTGCGAAGGAACTTCTTCGCGTGTCGCGGGCCGCGAAGGACTCCGACAATAAGGAGAACACGCTCGACGACCTTTGCGATTCTGTGATGGACGCAATCGACGAGATTCTCGGCGAGGGTATGTCCGACCAGATTCTCGGCATGAAGGAAGGCTATACCTTCTGGGACGCTTGCGACGTGTTCAAGTATATCACCGACGAGATCAACACCGCAATGCGCGGCGTGGCCGCGTCCTACGCATCCAAGCCCCCGATCACGCCGGTCAATCGCGCGCAGCGCCGCGCAAAGCATAAGAGACACGGCGCATGAATCTCCTAACGACCCCGCTGCCGTACGCGGTAAAAGTCGGCGGTCGTGAGGTTCCCATCAATACGAGCTTCCGCGTCGGAATGCGGTTTGAGCTTTTGGCTCTTGATGACCAGCTTACACCGAAGAACGTCTTGACAACGTTCTTCGGTGATAACTGGCCGCAGCCGTATGACGAGGCGGTCAAACAAGCTCTTTGGTTTTACTGTCTCGGCAAGCCTCACGAGAAGGAGGAAACCGATAAGCAAAACCTCAAGCCCTCTCGCAGGAGCTACGATTTTGAGATCGACGCCGATGCGCTCTATACCTCATTCCGCGAGGCCTACGGCATTGACCTCTTGCAGGAGGACCTTCACTGGTGGGCCTTTCGCGAGCTGATGCTCGGGCTTCCTGACGATACCCCCTTCAAGCAGCGCGTTTATTACCGCACCGGCAGCACGGAAGGCATGAGCGCCAAGCAGAAAAAGCAGTTTGAGACTCGGCGCGCAAAGTACGCAATTCCCGAGCGCGGCGCAGTCGATCACAAGTTGACTCTCAGCGAGCGCGACGCCGCGATCAAGAGATATGTTGCCGATCGTTTCAAGGAGGTTTATGGAAAAGGAAAAGCCTGAGCGCGTAAAGCTCAAGTGTCCTTTTTGTGGATATGAAATGCCTGTGTACCTCGCGTCCGACGCGAAGTGCGCAGGCGTTTTTGTTCGCTGCAAGGGCCGAAATTGTAAGAAATTATTTGAGATTCGCGTCAAGTAGTTGCCTTAGTTGCCGATGACGCCACTGAAAAGGTGGTGGAAACATGGCAAATGACGGCTCCGTCATTATCGACATTGAGGGCGATTCCAGTAAATTCAAAAGCGCTCTCTCTGGTCTTGGCAGTATTGCCTCTACCGCCCTAAAGGGCGTTACGACTGCGGTTGCGGCTGTTACGACCGCCGTTGCCGGCGTAGCCACCGCCGCCGTGAAGGTCGGCTCCAGCTTTGAGTCCAGTATGTCGCAGGTCGCCGCGACAATGGGCCTCACGGTCGAAGACATTCGCAACGGCTCGGAAGAGTTCGAGCTTCTGTCTCAGGCCGCAAAAGACGCAGGCGCAACGACTGCGTTCAGCGCGTCCGAGGCTGCTGACGCTCTAAACTATCTGGCTCTGGCCGGCTACGACGCCGCGACCTCTGCGGACGTTCTGCCTTCGGTCCTGAACCTGGCCGCCGCAGGTGGTCTTGACCTTGCCTACGCTTCCGACCTTGCGACTGACGCGATGGCCGCGCTCGGTATTGAGGCAAGCAGCGCAAATCTGACCGAGTTCGGCGACAAGATGGCGAAAACTGCCAGTAAGGCGAATACCAGCGTCGGCCAGCTCGGCGAGGCGATTCTTACTGTTGGCGGCACGGCGAAGAGCCTGGCCGGCGGCACAACTGAGCTGAACGCAGCGCTCGGCGTCCTCGCAAACCGAGGCATTAAGGGCGCTGAGGGCGGCACGGCTTTACGAAATGTTATTCTCGCTTTGTCCGCGCCTACGGATAAAGCCGCAGATGCTATGTCGGCCCTGGGTCTGGAAGTCTATGACGCAGCCGGCAATATGCGTCCGCTCAATGAGGTCTTCCGCGATCTTGACTCCGCGCTGTCGGGCATGACCGAGGGCGAAAAGACAAAGGTTCTCAACGAGATTTTTAACAAAGTCGACTTGAAATCTGCGCAGGCTCTTCTCGCCGGCTGCGGCGAAGAGTTCGATAACCTGGCCGCTGCAATCGACGATAGCGCGGGCGCCATGCAGAACATGGCCGACACGCAGCTCGACAACCTGCAAGGCGATATTACGATTATGAAGTCGGCCCTCGAGGGGCTCGGCATCGGCGTATATGAAAACCTGCAGGCTCCACTCCGTGATACGGTCCAGTTCGCAACCGAGCTTGTCGGGCAGCTCTCCGAGGCGCTTAACGAGAATGGCCTGGAAGGCCTTGTCTCGGCCGCGGGCGACGTGCTCTCTGAGGTTCTCCTCAAGATCACAAGCGAGCTTCCGAAGTTTATTGACATCGGCGTCAAGGTCATTAAGAGCTTGATCTCCGGCCTGCTCAAGAACAAGAAGACGCTCGTTGACAGCGCAATCGAGATCGGCAAGGTCTTACTCAACGGCCTCGGCTCCATTCTCGGGGATCTGGCGCTTGCGGCTCTTGAGATTATCACGACTCTCGCGGACAGTCTCGCGAAAGAGGCGCCTACTCTGATTCCTGCCGCGGTTGAGGCAGTTCTGCAGTTTGTTGAAGGCCTTCTCAGCACAGAGAATATCAGCGCTCTTATCGACGCCGCGCTCGCGCTGCTGACTGGTCTCGTCGAAGGCCTGATTGCGGCGGTGCCGGTTATCATTGAGGCTGCGCCCGTCATTATTGAGAATCTCGTTACCGCGATTCTTGATAACCTGCCGCAGATCATTGAGTGCGCGATTACGCTCTTAAACGCTCTCACGCAGGGCTTGCTCGACAATTTGCCGCTCCTGGTCGATGCTGCGATCGAGCTGACCCTCGCGATCGCCGAAGGTTTGATCGAGGCGCTGCCCGACCTTATCGACGCCGCGCTTGATCTCGTGGATGCTCTGGTCGATACGATTTTTGAAACCGACTGGCTTGCACTCGGCGCGAAGATTCTCGAGTCGCTCGTCAAGGGTATTCTCTCCTTGATTGGCTCGCTCTTTGAGGCCGCGGGCAAGATCGTCTCGACTATCTGGGATAAGATCACAAATACAGAGTGGTTCCAGAAGGGCGCCGAAGTCCTCACAAAGATCATCAATGGCATCAAGAGCATTTTTACAGCCCTCGGCCAGACGGCAAGCGATCTCGTCAAAAAGATCACCGACAAGATCACAAATACCGAGTGGTTTAAGAAGGGCTCGGAAATCCTCACGAAGATCATTGAGGGCATCAAAAGCCTGTTTTCTAACTTGGGGCAGGCTGCGAGCGATCTCGTCAGTCAGGTTTGGGACACGATCACAAATACCAACTGGCTTGACCTCGGCCGCAATATCATCGAGGGTATCGCCAACGGCGTCTCGAACGCGGTCGGCACGCTCGTTCAGGCCGCGAAGAACGTCGCGAACAGCGCGCTCAACGCGATCAAGTCTGCGCTCGGCATCGCCTCTCCATCTAAGGTATTCGCCAAGGAAGTCGGCCGTTGGATTCCTCCTGGAATCGGCAAGGGCGTCGACCAGGCCATGCCTGAGCTAACCGACGATATGCGCGCCCAGCTTCAAGACCTGATCGATGACGCGAATATTTCTGTCGCGGCCGAAGTCGGTGGGCTCAGCAGTAAGCTCGCGCTCACGGCAAACTCCGGTTCTGGCGGCGGTAACCACTCGCAGACTATTACCAACGACAATGGAATCATTGTCTACGTGACCTATAACGGCGACGGCTCCGAAGAAGACGCGCGCCGCGTAGGTAAGCAGATCGGCGCTGAAACAGCGCGCGAAATCCGAAGAAGGGGGCTTGCACCGACATGACCGGCGATAGCTTTAGCTTCGGCAGATATAACAGCGTAGACGACTGGGGCCTGATGGTGATTGCTTACGACTACTTGCTTCCTCCAAAACGAGCTCGTAAGATCACCATTCCTGGCCGCTCTGGCTCTTATGACTTCGGCGCGAAAAACTGGGAAGAGCGCACCTTGCGCATGACCTGCACGTTGACACGTCAAGTCACAAAAGCTGAGTTCCGCGAGATCATCTACGCCCTCAGCAAGAAGGCTCGGCTCCGTCTCTGGAACGAGCCTGATAAGTATTATATCGCCGAGCTCTATGACCCCGCAGAGGTTCAGGACTACTACCTCGAAACGGGCCGCGAATTCGAGCTTAACTTCATCGCCGAGCCGTTCGCGTACGGCCCGACGATCACCACGCCGCTTGAGAACGGACGCAACAAGATCGCGTATCAAGGCACGGCGGAAACGCCGTGCATGATCGTCCTGCGCAACGTCTCCTCGAGCAACGTCCAAAATATTACGATCACTGCAACGAAAAGGAGTGACTAAGCTATGTATGCTTGCGACTACCTTGAGACCGGTTTTCTGAACGTCCTGCGCGGCGTCACCTTCGCCGCCCCGACAAAAGTCTACCTGGCCTTGTTCCTCAATGACCCTGGCGATTCTGGCGCGGCTGGCACTGAAATCAGCTACGCGGGCTATGCTCGCATGGAGATCGCCTTCTCCGAGCCTGCGGCCTCGAACGGCGGCATCGGTATTCAGAATCTTTCTGACATTACCTTCGCGGCGCCGGCCGACCCCGCGGGCACCGTGACGCACATTGCGATCATGGACTCCCTTGTCGGCGGCAATATGCTCGCCCGCAGCGAGCTGACTGAAAGCCTGGTTATCGGCGCAAATGAGCCGCCTGTCTTCCTGGCCGGCGACGTGCTCTTCTACCTGACCGGCAACATGTCGAACGCCTTCAAGACAAAGCTCCTGAACCTCTTCCGCGGTACATCTATCGTCGGCATTTCTCCGCATTTCTCCCTCTGGAACGGCTCTCCCGAGGAGACCGGCTCCGAGCTTGCCGGCGATAACTACGCCCGCGTCGCGCTGACATTCTCCGCACCAAGTGAGCAGGCGAGCGGTCAGATGCTCGTGCAGAACTCTCTCGCCGTGTCCTTCAACCGTCCTTCGACCCCGTGGGGCGTCTGGACCTATTCGGCGATCTACTCTGCGGCAACGGGCGGCGAGCCTGTGTACTTGCAGGAACTTACCGAGGCGATCACGATCAAGAAGGGCTATATGCCGACGATTGACGTCGGGGCGTTGAAGGTGGGATTGAACTAATATGTTTAGCTTTGACCGCTTCAATTTATCCAGGTTTTCGCTGGGAAGTCAGGACAACACAATTCACATTGAGCTGCTTCTCGCTGAAAACCTGGAATCTGTTGCCGGCGTAGCTATTCCGGTCGAGACGACCGCCTTCTTTAACGACATTCTCCGTGGTACTGCACGCGGCGCGATCGGCATTGCTTCGACCTTTGAGTCGTACGCAGCAATGAACAGCGCCGCGCTTATGCAGGCGAATATCATCGTGAAGGGCTTACTGGGGGACACCTTGCAGGCCATGTCTGACGGCGCGCAGAACTCCATGATCGTCAACGCGCTTGCTGATAACCTCGGGGCGAGCTCATACGCGAGCGCTGATATTCTCTGGCATGAGGCCTATGCCGATGCTCTTACCTCGCTTGCAAGCGTGGTCAAGGATATTTTGATCGACCCGTTGCTCTATGAAGTGCTCGGCTCGGTCTCTGGCGCGGGCACGCAGTCCACGGAGCAGGTCTCCGTCACTGTCACGATTCCGCCTGGCGGCGAACTGCGTATTGACAGCGACACATTCCGAGTCCTGCTGAATGGCGAGAACGTTCTCGATAAGCAGTCTGGCGACTGGCTCATGCTCTCGCGCGATCTTCTCTACCTTGACATTGAGAGCGCGATCGGCAATGGCTTGTCCGGTAACCTGATTTATACAGAGAGGTACTTGTGATATGCTTGAGATTTTCGATAAAAGCCGCAAGCGTATCGCGATCGCCGAGAACGCGAGCGGTGTAGAGGAAGAGCGCAAGATCAATAGCCTTTGGTATCTCACTTTTTCGCTTCCGTACAACGACGCGAAGAATGAGTATTGCCAGCCCTTCAACTATGTCCGCTACAACGACGGCGAGCTTTATCGCATTATGCCGGTTGACGCGGAGATCACCGAGACCGGTCTTTTGACCTATCAATGCGAGCATGTCCTCGCAACCTTGATCGACAACGTGCTCTTCGGGTACCACGTCGTAGGCAACCGAGGAACCTACACGGCTGACTGTATTCGCTACGTGCTGAATCGGCAGCGCGTGCAAAACTGGGTGCTTTATGAGTGTGACTTCGCACGGCAATTTGAATACGGCTGGACGCAAGAGACCTTGCTCTCGGCCCTGTTCTCGATTGCAACGCCGCTCGCCGACTACATGTGGGTAACTGATACCAGCGTCTACCCATGGCGTCTCTCCCTCAAGTCGATCGGTCTCGGGCAAAAACCGCAGCTCTATGTGCGCTCGGGCTGGAACATGCTCTCGTATGGTTCCGGCAGCGACCCGCAGCAGATTTGTACCAGGCTTTACCCCCTGGGCTACGGCGAAGGCGTCAACCAACTCACGATCAAGAGCGTCAACAATGGTCTCGAGTATATTCAGAGTCCGCAGGAGTATATCGACAAGTACGGTCTTATTGAACGAATCTGGATTGACCGCCGTTATGAGGACCCCGCAAGCCTTCTCTCCGCGGCGCAAGTCATGTTAAACGAATTGCAGGACCCTTTACAGCAATTTGAGATCAGCTTCGCCGAGCTTGACGAATCCGACTACAATGTCGCGCAGATCGGCAAGCGCGTTCGTATTTTACAGACCGAGCTCGGTACGCAGGTCGATACCTATGTTACCGAGCTCACCTATAAATACGACGACGTGCCGAGCAGCAAGATCATCGTCGCGAATAAGAGTACCGATATTGCGTCCAGCGTCGCCGATATGGCCGACCGGCAGCGAATCGAGCAGGCGTACGCCCAGGGCGCAACGCAGCTCTACTCGCAGTCGCTTCAAGCCAACTGCGACTCGCAGAACGGCGCGGTCATGGACTTCTACCTTCCCGAGGATATGCGAATCGTCAACAAGATCGTTGCGAAAGTCCGAGTCGGCAGCTTCCGCGCTTACTCCAAGGCGACGAAGGCCGCCGAGTCTAAGGTTGTTTCCTCGACAACCGCTTCGCAAAAGACCTACTCGAGTACCTCAGGTGGCGGCTCTACCTCGACCACCTCTTCGGGCGGCGGTCAAACCTCGGGTTCGACTGCGCTTGAGTCCTCGAACGTCTTGCCGAGCCAGACAAGCGGCCAGGCCGTGCACAACCACGGTCTTTCTCGCGGCGTACGACTCGCGACGACCAGCGACGGCAAGACCATTGACGGCTATGAGACCTTTGTGTGGTCCGGCGCGCACGTTCACCCTGCGCATACGCACACAATCAGCTCTCACTCGCACAGCGTCAGTATTCCAAGCCATTCCCACAATGTCACGATTCCTGGGCACAGCCATAATATCACGATTCCCGCGCATGAGCACGACATCACACCTGGTATCTACTTCTATGGCAGCCCGAAACAGTTCGACCTCTATGTCAACGGCAAAAAGAAGGCAACGATCGTCTCGACTGACACTGAGCTCGACCTGACGCAATACCTCGTGGACACCAGCTCTAAGCTGATTCCGCGCGGCTCCTGGCTCTCGATCGAGGTTCGGCCGAATGATCTTGCCTACGTCAGTATTGACATGTTCGTCCAGGGCTTCGTGCAGTCCAGGGGCGACGCAACAGTTTAACTCTCAGGAGGTAAAACACTTTGGAGACTATGTATAAGGGCATTCCCTTCTCCCCGCAGGTCGCTCTCGCCGATGGCATCGGCGCCGGCGATACCACAATTCCCGTCACCGATATTTCCGCCTTCCCCGACGCCCCGAACCTCGCAACGATCGGCACGGACGAAGACGGCGAGACGATTCTCTACACCGCAAAGACGACGGACTCTCTTTCTGGTTGTACGCGCGGCGTAGAGGGTACGGCGAAGGCTTGGCCTTCTGGTACCACGATCGCCCGCAACTTCACCAACAAGGACTTCGACGCCTTGCAGAAGAATATCCAGGAGACAAAGACGCAGGCTGACACGGGCGTCAGCGACGCGGCCGCCGCGAAGAGCGCGGCTGCTACTGCGCAGAGCACCGCTAATGCGGCCAGTACGGCCGCTTCGGGCGCGCAGAGTACGGCCAACGCTGCCGGTACCGCTGCAAGCAACGCACAGACTGCCGCAGACAATGCGCAATCTGCCGCCGATGATGCGCAGTCTGCCGCCGATGATGCGCAGAGCGCAGTTGATGAACACATCGCGAACAAGCAGAATCCGCACGGCGTGACTGCGGCTCAGGTAGGCGCTGCAGCTACGTCCCACAAGCACGGCAACCTGACGAGCGACGGCAAGCTCGGCTCGACCGCAAACCTCCCTGTCTTCACCGGCACGAGCGGCCTTGCGCAGGCTGAGACCGTACTCTCGGCGGCTGCCAAGCTGGGCCGCGGCTATGGCACTTGCTCGACCGCCGCCGCGACAAAGGCAAAAGTTGTAGCGCTCTCGGGCTTTGCGCTTGTCACCGGCGCGATCGTAGGCGTGAAGTTCTCCTACGACAACACCGCGACCGCGCCCACGCTGAACGTCAACAGCACCGGTGCGAAGTCGATCTACTACAAAGGCGAGGCGGTCGCGGCCGGACTTCTCAAGGCCGGCTACGTCTATCTCTTCCAGTACAACGGCACGCAGTATGAGCTCCTAAATCCGGTCGCGCAGAGCGGCGGCGGCTTCTATCCCGCAATCGTTGTGGCTGCCCCCACAGGCTCCACGGTGACCGCCACGGACGGTGAGACCTCTCTCGTGGGAACAGAGGTAAGCGGAAAATGGACCTTCCAGATTCCGTCCTATGGTGTGTGGAATATTACCGCCACGCTGAACGGCCAGACAGCAACCACGAGCGTCTCCGTCACGGAGGTCAAGCAGTACACCGTCACGCTGACCTACTTCGCCGCAACGATCGCGGTCACGTACCCCTCGGGCTCGACCTGTACTTGCTCGAATGGCACGACCACGCTCACCGCGCCGAATACAACCGGCAGCTATACGTTTACCGTCCCGAGCGCCGGCACCTGGACTGTCAAGAGCACGAACGGCACAGACACCGCTCAGCAGGCCGTCTCGATCACGACCAACGGCCAGAGCGCGAGCGTGACCCTGTCCTATAAGCCGACGGCGAGCACGAGCGCCAAGCCTGGCGTCAACTATACGACCGGCATTTCGAGCCTGACCGCTGAGAAGATGAGTCTCTATGCTGAGGCGATCTCTCGGAACAGCGCGATCACGAACACGACAAGCACAGTCTATATCGACGACGGCGCGAGCCACTACAAGATCAGCGTCGGCGACTCGATCAATATCGCGATCAATGGTACCTCGTACGCCTTTAAGATCATGGGCTTCAACCATGATACCCTGACGACCTCCACCGCGTACGGTTCCGCGACTGCGACCGGCAAGGCCGGTATGACCTTGCAGATGGCTGACTGCTTGGCAGGTAAGGCGCAAATGAATAGCTCTAACACGAATAGCGGCGGTTGGGAAAACTGCGCTATGCGTAAGAGCAACATGGCGACCTATCTCAGTCAGCTCACGAGCGCCTGGCAGAGTGTCGTTAAGCAGGTCAATAAGCTCTCCTCGGCCGGCAGCCAGAGTACAACGATCAAGACGACCGCCGATAAGCTCTTTCTCCTGTCTGAGGTCGAGATTTTCGGCTCTACCTCTTACTCGGTTTCTGGCGAAGGCACGCAATATGCGTACTACAAAGCCGGCAACAGCAAAGTTAAGAATGTAAGCGGGTCTGCGTACGGCTGGTGGGAGCGTTCTCCTTTTGCGAGCAGCTCTACCTTCTTCTGTCTTGTCAACAGCTACGGCAACGCCGCCAGCGCCAACGCCAGCAGCTCGCTTGGCGTGGCCTTCGGCTTCTGTGTTTAATCTGTAATCTACAAATATCTGCGGCCCGTAAGGGCCGCGGAAAGGAAAATGCTTATGTCAGTCTACAAATCCAAACGCGGCGCCAGCTCTGCGCAGTTCGTTGAGACCGCGAGAAAGCTGCAAGTCCATACTCTCGAGCAATGTCTCAAGGTCCCGAAGAGGTACACCTTCTACCTGACGCAGAAGATCATGGACCATGCAAGCGCCGTCTACGATGAAGTCACGATGGCGAACAGCATTTTCCCGATCAACCAACATGAGGCCCAGCTCCGGCGAGATCACTTGATCGCGGCAAACGCCAAACTTCAAGCACTCGACCGGCAACTGGGCCTTCTTGCGGGCGTCCTCTGGAAGAACCCCGAAAACTTCAAAGGCTTTGACAGCGCCTTCACCGTTTGGGGCGAGCTTATCATCGAGGAGGCCAAACTCATTTCTGGTATCAGGCGCTCAGATCGCGTCCGATATAAAAATCTTCCTGAATAACTGGGTCAAGTCCTGCATTGTTGCCCTGTCTGCGAACAACTGGTGGGAGCGTTCTCCTAATGCGAGCAACTCTACCAACTTCTGTAATGTCAACAGCAACGGCAACGCCAACAACAACAACGCCAGCAACTCGAATGGCGTGGCCTTCGGATTCCGTTTATTTCCTGGTGAGACCGAGTAACTCTCTTTAGAGCGAAAGCAGGACCGATACGGAAGGAGGACTTGCTTCCCTGGCCGTCGGGTCAAAAACACTCCGTCGATGCGGCCGTCTGGACGCTGCTTGCATGGCTCGGGAGCGCGCGGGTACCGAGTTTCATGGACGGCGCCGCTATGCAGTTACAGCACACGCGCTTAGTTACACCACTGTACGAAGGAGACAATTTTATCTATGACAAGTGAAGAGCGGCACGAACTCAGGTACCAACGCCGCTGTCAGAGAAGGCAGGCCAAAAGGCTCGCGCGCAGCATCGCTTGCGGCAGCTTTGAGGAGGCCTTTTCTTTTAGCAATCTATTTCAGGCAGGACAAACCTGCTGCAAAAATGTCAACTGGAAATGCTCGACGCAGCGCTACCGAATGAACATCATCTCGAACACCGCAAAGACCCATGCGCAGTTGATGGCTGGAACGTATAAGAGCCGAGGCTTCTACGAGTTTGACATTTACGATCGCGGAAAATGGCGCCATATCCGCAGCGTCCATATCACAGAGCGCGCCGTTCAGAGAAATCTCTGCGACCAGGTTATCACGAAGGTTTTTCAGCCCGCGTTTATTTACGACAACGCCGCAAGCATTAAGGGCAAGGGTATTGACTTCGCGATGGACCGTCTCAACTGCCACTTGCAGCGGCATTTCCGCAAGCATGGCCTCAAAGGCGGTATTCTCGTCTTTGACTTTAAGGACTACTTCGGCTCGGCTCAGCACTGGACCGTCAAGAACGAGCTTGCCCGTCGTGTTCACGACCCGAAGACCAGAAAGCTCGCGAATGACTTCCTCGAGAACTTCGGCCCCGTCGGGTACGGTCTCGGCAGTCAAATCTCGCAAAATGCGGCCCTCATGCTTCCGAACAAGCTCGACCACATTATCAAAGAAGAGCTTCAAATCAAGGGCTACGGCCGCTATATGGACGACGGCTATTTGATTCACGAGGATATTCACTATTTGGAGTATTGCCTCGAGAGAATCAAAGAGGTCTGCGCCGAGCTGGGTATCACGCTCAACCTGCGCAAGACCAAAATCCGCCCGATCACACGCGGCATTGTATTCCTCAAAACGAAGTTCATCTTGACGGAGACCGGCCGAGTCCTTCGCAAAATGAGCCGCGCGTCCATGCGCGCGATGAAGAGAAAGCTCTTTAAGTTCCGCAAGTGGTACGAGGCCGGCGAGTTCTCGCTCGAGGATATTCGCACCGCCTATGACAGCTTCAAGGGACACATGCGACGAGGCGACAGCTTCAAGGCCGTCGCGCGTATCGATCTATTTTTCAAGCATCTTTTCGGGTTCCACCCGAACGATAAAACGAAATGGAGGGCACCGAATGTATCGAATCGTAAAAGATGGGACTGTTCTGGGGCTTACCGAGCAACCGAACTTTGTCGAGCCTCTCGATAACGGCTCATGGGGACTCTGTGATGAGCCCAGGGCGCGCGCGATCGCTTGGGAAGGCAAAGTATATGGCCTCACGGGAAAGTCCGATACGGACGACCTGGAGCTCATTACGCTCGCCTATGTTGACGGCGGCGCGCTTACAGCTGCAGCAGAGGCGACGCAGGCCGAGCGCCAGCTCCAAACGGAGAGCGCAATCGCAGAACTGTCTATTTTAATTGCCACGATGGGAGGTACGTCTGATGTTTAACGAGAACAGCGGTTTGGCCAAAACTTGGGCCAACCTTGTGAAGCAGGGGCATTATACCCTGGCACAAGTTCCGAATCTGTCCAACCTCAGAGAGGTTGTTCAGAAAATTTTGGAAGGAGGTGAAGCAGAATGACCTTTACGAAGAACAGCGGTCTGGTAAAGACCTGGGTGAGCCTGGTTCTGTGCGGCGTGTTCACCCTGGAGCAGGTTCCTAACCTGTTCAACCTTCGCGCCGTCGTGGCGGAAATCGTCAACAGCGTGATGTAAGGAGGGAGTCGTCCATGTTGAGCGAGATCATTGTCGGGCTCCTGGCTCTGGCCGGCACCTTGGGCGGCTCGTGGCTTGCTAACCGCAAGTCGACCGCGCTGATCGCTTACCGGCTGGAGCAGTTGGAGAAAAAGGTAGACAAGCACAACAGCGTGGTGGAACGCACCTTTCGACTTGAAAAGGACCTTGCGGTCCTGGATGAGAAAATTGAAGTTGCGAATCACCGCATCGCGGACCTCGAAAAAGTAGGTGCGTGACAGATGAGAATCCAGAAAAGGAGGTTTTAAGTATGGATACCATCAAGAAGAGACTCGGCAATCTGCTGAGCGTCAAGTCGATCGTTACCCTGGTACTTACCGGCGTGTTCGCCTATATGGCGGTCATCGGAAAGATCAGCCAGGACTTCATGACGATCTACGCAGTCATTATCGCGTTTTACTTCGGTACCCAGTCCCAGAAGACGCAAGACGCGATTGACGGCACCGGCAAGGGGGTCTAAGCTATGACGCCTGTTCAGCGTGTACTTACCACCGCCCGGTCTGAGATCGGGTACCTCGAGAAGGCAACGAACGCTCAGCTTGAGGACAAGACCGCGAACGCCGGTTACAACAACTGGAACAAGTTCGCGGCCTTCCTGGACGATCTCGAGGTCGTCTACAACGGCAAGAAGAACGGCTACGCATGGTGCGACTGCTTCGTAGACTACTGCTTTATTTACACCTTCGGCCTTGAGCTCGGTATGGCTATGACCTTCCAGCCGAAGAAGGGCGCAGGCGCGGGGTGTACTTACAGCATGGGCTACTACAAGAAGGCCGGCCGCTTCTTCAAGGACCCACAGCCTGGCGACCAGATTTTCTTCACGAACGACGGCGGCGCAAGCTCGTACCACACCGGTCTCGTGGAGAAGGTCGAAGGAGGCAGGGTCTACACGATCGAGGGCAACACCTCAAGCGCGCCTGGCGTCGTCCCGAACGGCGGCGCGGTGCGTGACAAGAGTTATTCGCTCGGCTATAACCAGATCGCGGGCTACGGCCGGCCTGATTGGAGCCTTGCGGGAGAGGAGACTGAGGAAATGACGCAAGATCAATTCAACGATATGTTCAAGGTCGCTATGGCGGCTTACCGCGCCGAGCTGCAGGACAACGACTGCGGCAGTTACAGCGCCGAGGGCCGTCAATTTATGATCGACAAGGGCCTCATGGTTGGCGGTAACCCGCTGCCGAACGGCGAGCCGAACTACATGTGGCAGGACTTCCTGACCCGCGAGCAGTTCGCGACCGTGCTCTTCCGGTACGCGAAGGCCCTGGGCATTGCCTGATGGGACGCCATGAGAAAAAGCCCTCAAAGAAGAAGGTCAAGATCGAATGGAGCAAGCTCGTATGCCTGTTGACGATTCTCGCCGGTCTCTTGATCGTGCAGGAGTGCCTCTTCCTCATGTACCTCTGCGTCAAGGGGGGCTACACCGCCACGGCTGCCTGGCTTACCGCTGCGACCGGCGTAGGCGAGGCGGTTATCATTGCCGGCGCGAACGGGTATCTCGGGCTTGCCAAGTCCGATCACAAACGCGGCGGTATCACGTTCGAGGCCGCCAAAGCAAAAGACTTCACCGAGGACGAGGATAAAAACAGCCCTCCGATCTAACTGAAAAGCCCTCCTGCGGATTCGTCCGCGGGAGGGCTCTTTTTCTTTTATATTTTGCGGCCGTTGTACGCCAACTTTCCGACGAACTCGCCGGTGGGCGCGTAGACCTCGCAAGCGAGCCAGTCTGACGCGGCGAGATCATTATTCAGCGCGAAGACTCGGGCTGCCTGGGACGGTTCTGCGACCTCATGCAAGCGCTCTTCGCAGGCACGGCCTGCGTCCATATACCGGACAAGAAGATCATATTTCATCGTTGCCGGTCTCCTTCGCTACCAGGTCCAGGATAAACCGGTTGACGCTCTTGCCGACACTCGCCGCAGCTTTTTGAATATAGTCCTTCTGGCCCTTTTTCACCTTCAGCTCAATGCGCTCGTAGGTCTTGCGGTTGTAGCGTTCCGTCGCTTCTCGCTGGGCGTCCGAGTAGGCCATGCGTCCACCGTCCTTTCCTTTTTACTATTATTAGTATAAAGGACGAGCGGCAAACCACATATAATGTCGACCGTATAAAGTTGAGGGCCCCCTCTCTCACAATATCAATTTTACCGCGTTTAGTAAGCGTTGTAAATCGGCAGAACTCAACAGGTTTTTACTGAAAACGCTGAGCAGTTCGTCGGCATACGAAACCTACTAAACGCGGTAAAATTATAAATGTCAAGAGGAAAGGAGCTTGACAAAAAGAAAGAGCCTGCAGCTGATACCTGCAAGCTCTAAGAAAGGAGGTGCGTGAAATGCCTGACGGCTACACCCCTTACGGTTACCTCGGCAAGGTCGACGATAGACTGATCGAGGTTGTCTCTGAGGAAGAGCTCTACGAGCTTCTCGAAGACGAATAACCGCTAATCACCCGCGAGCCTGGCCGGTCGCAAGACCGGCTGGGCTTCAAGGTGCCTTTCATTATATATCGTTCCACGTGATTTGTAAATGCTTAATTTTTGAAGGAGGTACACCCCTATGACGTTCTGGCATGTTGTTACCAAGTTCTTTGACTCTGGCAAGATAAAAGTCAATCTCGCGCCGATCGAGGCCGATCGCAAGCCTGAGAATCACATGAGCGAAAATAAGACTTGCGACGAGTACCACGACTACTTCGATACTTACGAAGAGGCGGCTGCGTATGCGGCAGACGCCCGCAAAGCCTAATCAGCGTAGCCCGTCAGAAGTGCTTAGCGAAATCGGTAAAACCTCGAGCAGTTCGTCAGCATACGAAACTTACTAAACACGGTAAAATTAAAAATGTCAAGAGGATAAAACAGAATGCGGACAGCGCCGCCCAGCTCACGAGCTTCAAGCGGTAAGCGCGCTGCGAAAGGTAACCTCTTGACGCGATTAGTATGGAGGTCTTCAAAATGATGAACTGGGAAATCGAGCTTACGAGAAACAATGTGACGCCGGCTAAATTCTTCGCCGAAATCCGTTTCGCTTGTAAAAAGAAGGGTATTGACTTTGGTCTTGACCTTGAGCAGTTTGTGAATCCGGTCCAGCAATACAATTCTCGCTACACCGTTATTGACGGCAAGAAGATTTGCTACTTTGACAATTATCGCTACGAAGAATCTGCGGAGAACGCTCCCGCGCAAGCTGAGATTTGTCGTGACTTGCCCTATGATTGCCAGACCTTTGTCCGCAACTTTGATGGCGATTGCTACAACGAGATTTGCGAGTTCACATTTGACGACGAAAAGACCGGTCACGGTTACTATTATCAGATGCAAAAAAGTGGGGTGAGTGCATGAGAGTTTACATTGTTCAGGTCATGCCCGAGGCAAGTCTCGGGCGTGTCAGTCAAGAGGGCTATACCTCTTTGGAAAAGGCCCAGGCCTTCATCGGGAGCCGTTCGGACAAGCCTACCCAGATAACGCCCTGGCATTATCGCAGCACGGACGGAAACTTCACGGACTATTTGATCTATGAGGTCTGCGTGATCTAAGCAAAAAGCAAGCGTTTCTGCAAATAAGTCAACAAATAAGCCAACTCACTTGCAGAAACGCGGCTTTTTTGCAAATGACTTTAGTTATTTATAGCAAGAAAGTGAGATTTACTATGACTCCATTCACGATCTTTCATAACGTCAAAACCGGCGCGTATGCTGCGGTTTACGACTTCGCACTCCCGACTATGACCGGCATCGGCCGCAAAGAGGAATGGCTGCCGGTCTACCACGGCCAGGCGAGCGGCCTGCTCGATAAGGCCAGGCAGCGCGAGGCGTTTGTCAAGACCCAGGAGCTTCGCGGCTAATACCTGTCGAAACCGCTTAATAATTTCAGTAAAACCCCGAGCGCTTTGTCAGCATACGAAACTTACTAAACACGATAAAATCATAATTGTTCCAAGGAACACAACAAAATCAAACTTTTCAGGAGGATATAAAAATGAAGGACATGACTACCGTGCTGAACAAGAAGATCGTCAACAAGGAGACCAACGAGGTTCGTCTGGTCGTCAAGATCGACGAAGAGAATCGCAAAATCTTCTCCGTTCCCGTGAGCGAGCCCACCGCTGAGCCCACCTGCATGGCTGCTGCTTCCTACGATCGCCGCTGGCGCCTCTGCGAAGAGCCTGCCGCCGAAGAGCAGGTCACCGAGACCACCGCCGAGCCCCAGACCGAGGAACCGAAGACTGAGGCCCCTGCCACGGAGGACAAGTCTGAGCCGATGAAGATGAGTGAGACGATCACCGCCCTCGAGACGATCTTCGACAAGCTCAATGCGATCTATTTCGAGGGCAAGCTGCCCCGTCCGGTCATCACCGTTCAGACCACGCCGAAAGCGTACGGCCATTGCTCCACCAAGAAGATCTGGAAATCCGAGAACGAGGGCATGTATGAGATCAACCTCGGCGCCGAGTTCATCAACCGCCCGAAGGAATCCACCTGCGCGACCCTGCTGCATGAGATGGTCCACCTCTTCTGCACCGAAAACGAGATCGCCGATACCTGCCAGAATGGCCGCTACCACAACAAGACCTTCAAGGCCGAGTGCGAGAGCCGCGACCTGATCGTCGAGTATGACCGCGCTAACGGTTACGCGCATACCTCTCCGACCGACGCCTTCAAGGCTAAGCTCGCCGAGGCTGGCGTTGACCTGAGCGTCCGCTTTGCCCGCGTCATGCCGAAGGCTAAGGCCAAGGCCGAGCGCGAGAAGGCTCACCGCTACGTCTGCCCCATCTGCGGTCAGGAGGTTCGCACCACTTCCGAGCTCAGCTTGATTTGCGGACATTGCAACGTCAATATGGACCGCCTGGACTAACCCAGGCGTGTCCAAAATCTGGGAGTATAAACACCAGGGCCCTGGGCGTAGAACGCGATACGACTCGCCCGGGAGCTCCGTAGGATAGTTTAAGGAGGAATGATCGCGTATTATGACAATCGGAGATCGTGTGCGGGTCTTACCGCACGCCAGCTATAATGCGCGTTTTACTGGCTGCGTTGGCGTGGTGGTTTATAGCACAGGGCTTTGCGCTGATAGAGTGGGAGTAAAGCTCGACGGCACAAATAACCCGCGCAGTAAGTACAATGCCTTTTGGTTTGCACTCGACGAGATAGTTATTATTGAAAGTGAGGATAATTTTATGCTTAACGATTATATTACGGCAAACGTGCAGTTTCTGGACGGCACGAATCACAATATGCAGTATTCCTACGCGCTCTATGACCCGACGATTTGCGTTAGCGATATTGTCGTGGTAAAAACCGGGCACCACGGTTTTGCTTTGGCAAAGGTCATTGAGATCGCGCCTGAGTCTGCGACGGCTGTTCAGTTCGGACGCGAGATCGTGTCTAAAGTCGATTTTTCGGCGTATACCGCAAGGCAAGAGAAAGCTAAGCAGCTCAAGGAACTTAAGCAGAAAATGGACGCGAAGGTCAAGGTACTGCAGTCAACCGCTCTTTATGAGCTTTTGGCTGAGAAAGACCCTGAGCTTGCCTCGATGCTTACCGCGTACAAAGAACTTACCAAAAAGGAGGATATGAATCATGTATAAGTATTGCCCGCATTGCGGAAAGCCCTTCCTGGAGCCTGACAAGCCCCGCACGGTCGGTTTTGTCTCTCAAGCGAAGGAGTTCATTACCTGGGCGCAGATCAAGGAATGGTCCGACCTGCGCGAGGCGTCAAAGCACTTCGAGATCGGCGATGAGATTTACGACGAGCTCAAGACCGGCGAGCCGATCACCCTGGTCGTCGTTGAGAAGGACAAGCCCTTTGACGGTGACGTCATGTTCATGCTCAAAGACTGCTTGCGTGATACCTATCCCATGAATGACGACTGCACGAACGCCGGCGGCTGGAAGGCAAGCAAGCTCCGCAAGGTCCTCAATACCGAGATTCTGGCTTTGCTGCCTGACGATATGCGGGCTGCGATCAAGCCGAGAGTGATCGACGGCGAGAGTGATCTCCTCTGGCTCGCTTCTGAGATGGAGGTCTTCGGCCCGCATGACTGGACTGAGAATGACCCTGACCGCGGCGAGCAGATGGCATACTACAAGCGCCGCGGGAACCGTATCAAGGCTCTCGGCGACGAGGGCGAGGCTGCGAACTACTGGTGGGAGCGTTCTCCTTGTGCGAGCTACTCTACCGCCTTCTGTCTTGTCGACAGCAGCGGCGACGCCAGCAACACCAGCGCCAGCGGCTCGCGTGGCGTGGCCTTCGGCTTCTGTGTTTAATCTGCGATCTAAGAATCCCCAGCCCGTCAGGGCTGGGGAGAAGTAAGAAGGAGGATTCCGATGGGATTAAGAGAACTGCGCCAGGCGAAAGGCTTGACCCTGAAAGGCCTGGCTGCACTGAGCGGCGTTAACTATATGAAGATTCACCAAATCGAGACGGGCAAGATCAACCCTGAGAACATTGCGCTCAAGACCGCCGTAAAACTGGCGAAGGCGCTCGAGTGCAGGCCCGAAGACATTCTCGCCAAGTAGAGGAGCCGCGTATGGACGACGCCGAATATATCTACAAGCAAGACGTCAAAGAGAAAGCCATCACCGCGCGGAGCTCGCATAAGTATGGCAGCTCTCGCCGTCGTCGCTGCGGCCTTTCCAGCGACAATTTAACACGAAAGGAATGGGAACGTATGAACGGCCCAGTACATACTCTCAAGCCCGACGAGGCTCTTTCCTGGGACAGGTTCAGAGCTTTGCCGAGGAGCTTGCAGCAGGACTATATCAAGCATATCCTCTCGAAGTTTAAGGTCGGGCCCGCGGCGCTCGGTCGTATGTTCGGTGTCAGCGAGGCCTATTGCGGGGACTACCTCAAAAAGCAGCTCGGTATCACCTTCCAGGGACGCACGACCCGACAGGAGACCTTGCGCTTCCTCGACGCCTATCGCCCCGACCGAGGATCGGTTTGCGCCGACAAAAAAAACACCGAGCTCACGCGAGTCTCGCTGACCTTCTGCGGCGGCTTCTCGCCCGAGGCTATCGCTGCAAGGCTGCAAGGGCTTTTTCCCGTGGGCGCTGTGGTCTCGGTTACGGTCGATATTTCTGCTGCTGAGGCTTGACCTTTGCTGTATCGCCCTACAGCAAACAGCAGTCTTACAGCGGAGGGAATTATCTCTCTGCTGTAAGACGAAAGCCTTGCTATTACTGACTTTTTGAGACTTTACAGCAGTTACAGCAGTTTTTCTATATAAGAGATAGAAATTAAGAAGTAACTCATAACGCAAACGCTTAATTTTAATATTCTATATGGAAAAACTGCTGTTTTGTTTATTTCGTTTATTTCGCTGTAGGAGGAGGTTGACATGGCGAAAAGTAAAAAGCGCGGGCCGGCTCAGAAGTCGAAAGGTTCCTACGCCCAGGAGCTCCAGATGAAGAAACAGCTCGGCGCAAATATCATAGCGGATTGGACCGCGCAGCTCTGCCTCGATACGATAGCGATCGTCCTCAATGACCCCGAGGTTATGGGCCATAGCGCGCTCGGCTCGAAACGGCTCATGCGCGTCTGCGAGGCCTTCAATGCGTTATTCGATAAGACTCGGCTTGCTCTCTCTAAGAGCGATGAGGCCGAATACTGGCGCGTAAAGATTGACCAGGCGCAAGAGCGCATCTTCGGTCCCGATTATCTTCACTGGCAAGAGCGCTATTCCTACTGGGACGAGCGCGACACCTATTAAGGAGGAAAGAGCATGGCTCGATTGGCAAAGAGAACGCAGCATGGCTGGGAACTCGCCGCGCCGTGTGCGCCTGGTGTGCCTTTGGCCGCGCTCGCACGGTATGAGAATATCGGCAGCGCGCACCAGTTTAGACACCTCAGCGAGCTCAACACGCCGAAGAGCCCTTACCCTGATGGCGATACAAGCATTTTGGAGTGTCCTTGCTGTGGGAGCGGTGAATGGCTCCATAACGCCGACGAAAGTCAAGCTAACTTCTGCGGGCAATGCGGGCAGGCGATCGACTGGACCAAGCCCGAGGTCCATTGCGCGGACTGCGAGCACTTGATCTTTTCCGACTGCTATGGCGAGTGTGGGAAAGGTTACAAGGGAATCGTTCAGCCTGGGGACTCTTGCGGGAAAGGCGAGCGTAAGTAAAGAGACCTTGACAGTCTCTTTCTTTTCGGCGGTTCTGCCTACTAATTTCAGTAAAACCTCGAGCAGTTCGTCGGCATACGAAATCTACTGAATACGGTAAAATCATAATTGTTGAGAGCAACACACCGAGACAATTATGGAGGTATTTATCATGCTGAAACTTAATGACATTCTCGTCGCTGCAAACGCTAAGGTCACCGAGTACATGGCCCAGGGCTACATGATCTCTTTTATGAACTCCTCTTTCGGCTATAAGTTCCGCGTCGATCTCGAAAAGGACGGCGATTGCATTCGTGTTAAGGTCGATCGCTTCTATGATTGGGCTGACCATCTGGATATTGAAGGCCTGTCGCTGCAGGTCGTTCGCATTCCTCATGCCGACGCCCATGAAGCCCGTGACGCTGAGCGCATTTACTCCAAGGACTTCTATGATCTGTCCCGCTTCGGTCGCGAGTCTGCCTTCACCGAGTCCCTTGAGGAAAAGCAAGCCGCTTGCAATAAGGTCCTCGCGAGATACCACGCTCGGCCTGACAAGAATGCGCGAACCTATTTGCAGCCTTCCGCTGCGTTCATTCGTCAGTTGAAGCAGCGCAAGGGCTTCACCAACGCGACGCGCAACAATATCAGCATCTACCGCAGCGCCGCAGGCTATACCATCGAGATGGCTGGCCGTAACGGCGCCAAGGCCAAAGCCAGACTCGTTCGTCTGCCGAGCGCGAAGTAAGCGCTCGTCAGAAGTGCTTAGCGAAATCAGTAAAACCCCGAGCAGTTCGTCGGCATACGAAATCTACTAAACACGGTAAAATCATAATTGTTGAGAGCAATAAACCACGACAATTATGGAGGTTGATACCATGGCAAGAGAGTACGTCGTCGAGAATAATGACTTTAGTGAGTTTGAGCACCTGACGCTGGACCGCGTTGACCGAAACGGAACCCACTACTATACCGACTGCAAGTGCCCGAAATGCGGCGGCACCGGTAACATTTACTACTACGCTCATGTTGAGGGCGGTGTGTGCTTCCTCTGCGGCGGCTCTGGCATTCACCCCACGCAAGTTGTCGTTCGCCGGATTGAATACCAGCGCGTACTTGACGCCAAGCGTCTTGAGCGAGCTCGCAAAGCAGCGCCGGTGATGAATGCCGCCTTCCTCGAGCGTGAGGGCTTCTCCAAAGACGGTAAGACCTATATCGTGCTCGGCGATACCTACGCAATCCGCGAAGACCTGAAAGCCGCCGGCGCTAAGTTCAATTATAATCTCGGCTGGCACTTCTCCGCGCCGAATCCTGACTACGCAACCCGTGAGATCACCAAAGACACGATCGTCTTTCAGAATGACGAAGAGACCGTGACCGTACTTCGTGAATTGCCGAACGGCGTGCTCGACTGGCCCTATGACGTTTACTATTTGCAAGAGTACGTTAAGCGCTTGCAAGAAGAGTACAAAGCGAGCCTCATGCCTGAGACTAAGTTCTTTGGTGAGCTCGGGCAGAAGGTTGAGCTTACTCTTGCACTTGATCGTCGCAGCTTCTTCGATACGCAATGGGGCTCCACTGCGATCTATGCCTTTACCGATGCCGAAGGCCATCACTTCATTTGGAAGACGGCTTCCTGGCCTGACGCTTTGACGAAGGTTAACGAGGGCGATTCCATCGTTCTCAAGGGCACGATCAAGGAGCATAACGAGTATAAAGGCTGCAAGCAGACTGTGCTCACGCGCTGCAAGATCGTGGCGTAAGTCCAGGTCGTCCGTATCGCGTCCAAAATCTGGGAGTATAAACACCAGGGCCCCAGACCTAAAACGCGATACGGGCCACCCAGGAGCCCCGTAGGATAGTTTAAGGAGGAATGACTTATAGACTGCTATATTGGAATCCTTCATCGGTCCGAGTATTCCTCTCTCGTGACCTTGGACGAGCTCAAGAATCACATTGAAGACCAGAAGGAATATAACCGCAGTTTGCGGGACGACCCCACGCTTTGTAGCTGCGAGAGCCTCTATGCGAAGGTTTTTACGCTTAAGCAGTACGCCGATCGGCGGCGCAGCACAGATTTGACTCGCTTTTCGTTCTGCCCCGATTGCGGGAAGAGAATCGACTGGAAGAGCATTGCTGAGGAGCCTCGGCCGCCCTAAACGAAAAGACCGCCCAGGTCAAGCCTGAACGGTCAAATCGAGTGCCAGCCAGAAACCATAACGCAAGACAATGATCTCGCATTCAGGTGTTCGACCAGCGATTAAAATGGTGGAGCCGGAAGAGCGCTTGTCGAACCCTTCGCCCAGGGCTTCCTCAAGCAACTCCGCTTCGCTCTGCTCGCGAGTTTTCCCGTCGCGACTAACGTTGTAGTAGATCAGCAGCTTGTCGTCAAATAGGAAAACCTTATGGACAAAGCACTTGATAATTCTGCGATGGTATTCCTCCTCGCTCTCGCATTCCCAGGGCTCCGCGAACTGGGTAAGCAGGAACTCGATTTGGTCCACAGTTATCACAAAGTCAGAGGCCTTCGCGATCGCCAGCTCTGCTTCAAGCGCCTCTTCTTCATTCTCAAGTTCTTGCAGTCTTGTAGGCAGCGTCTTTGTCTTGACGCCTGACTCGATGGCGTGCATGGTGTTCTTGATTGCCTTGCGGACGTCTTTTAGCTTGAGCTCGTAAAAAAGCACGTCGCTGTTGTCCTGACGGTATTCCATTTGCAGGTCATAGCACTTCTTCGCGATATGTTGAATGACCTCGGGCTGTAAGACTTCAGCAACCGTTCTCTTGACGACCTCGCGCTCGAGCCAGTCGCGCTTGACCGGCTTTTTCGTGCAGCCGCGTTTGGCCCGTGACTCCTGGCAATAGTAGTAGTACCACTTGTTCCCTGACTTGCCCGTACCGCTTACGCCTACGAGAGGTTTTTGGCAATGCCCGCAAAAAGCCTTACCGCTCAGCAGGTACTCGGCCTTTGGTTCTTTCGGTCTCTTGGCAGTTTTGCGCCGAGCGGCTTCAAGCTGCGCCAGGTGAAAAGTGTCTTTCGAGATGATCGCGGGAATCCCGTCTTCTATTGTTATATCATCGTAAGTGTAGACGCCGATATAGCGCTTATTCCTGATGATGTGGGTGACGCTATTCTTGTTGAAGAGCTTGCCTTGCGCGGTCCTAAAGCCGCAGTCATTGAGATACCTGCAAATATCGGCATGGCTCTTCCCTTTGATATACATGTCGAAAACCGTTTGCACGGCCTTTGCGCCTTCTGGCTCGACCACGAGAGACTTGTCTTCTGCGGTTCGATACCCCAGGCAGCGTCCCGCGCCTGTGCTATGGCACTTCAAGGCGCTCTCACGCATCCCTCGCTTTATCTTTCGGCTGAGCTCGGCTGAGTAGTATTCGGCCCAGCCTTCCATGATGCTCTCGAGGATAATTCCCTCGGGTCCCTTTGGAATGTCAGTCGTTGCGTATCGCAGCTCGACGCCGTTTTCTTTTAACTTGTGCTTGTAGATCGCGCTGTCGTATCGGTTGCGGGCAAAGCGGTCCGTGTGGTACAGAATGATGACGTCAAATATGTGTTTCTCGCTGTCGTCGATCATCCGTTGAAACTCTCGCCGATTATCTGTCTTGCCAGAAATCTTCCTGTCGACATAGGTTCCAACGATTCGGAGATCATGCAGCTCGGCGTACTTCGTGCACTCTCGGACTTGCCCCTCGATTGACTGCTCTGTCTGATTTGGTCCAGGGCTGTACCTGGCGTATATCACTGCTCGCTGCATGGAATCACCTCAGGAATACAAACTCATTGTGGTAGGCCAGCATGTCGCGATTTGGTGCGAATCTCTTCGGCCTGATGATTTTTGTACCCTCTACGCCGAGTAGCCAGTCTCTCGTATTTTGGTCGTCGTAGCCGTCCTTCACGTAATCCGAGACCTGAATTGTAAGATCAGGCAAGACCGTCATAAGCCCTTGATCGAAAGCGCGATCATAGAACGCATTGAGCAAGAGACCATTTGCGGGATTCGCGCGCTCGCTCTTGTCGCATACATAGTACGGCTTGATATGGCTCGCGATCACCATTTGCGGTATGCTCTGCCCCGTGATACAGCATCGGCCTTCGTACGCCGAAATGACCGACTTTCGGAAGAATTTCCGCGCCTGTTTATCCGCGATCTCAGCGTAGCTCTTCTTCCGGTGCGGGTCTCCATTGTAGACCGGCTCAGTTAGATCAAAGAGCGGTAGCCCGACAATGTTCTCCGCCTTCGTACTCAGACCTTCCCAGTCCTTCGAGAACTCCTCATAAATCTCTCGGTCGAGCTTTGAGATTCCGCCCCAGAGTCCTACGCGCCCAGTCGCCAGGAAGTCAGGGTCAAGCGCCGCGAGGTTGCAAATCTTCATTTTGAGCGCCGCAGGCGATCGGCCTATTATCTCCGCAGCGTCTTTGATCGTTCGGTTGCTGTTATTCAACTTCGAGAAAGGAATCACGCAATAAAGCGCGTAGGCCACAATGAGCTCCTCTCTCGTCCACGGCTTGCCCCTCGCCATTTAGCGAACCTGGCCCAGGAACGCGATAGCCTTACCGATGATACGGACGTCTCCCAGTTCAGCGCCCTCATACTGCAGAACCGGAAACAGAGGATTCTCGGGGCGAAGTTCAATGCGGTTCGGGTACTTGTAAACGCGCTTGAGAGTCGCTTCATTGTCAATGACGACCGCTGCGATCTCGCCGTTATCCACGTCGGGCTGCTCTTTGATGAAGACCAGATCACCGTCAAAGATATGCGCGTTAATCATGCTGTCACCCACGCAGCGAAGAGCAAAATCAGCGTGAACGCGCCGATCAAGCTCCGCGTAGCCCTCGATATTCTGCTTCGCAAGAATCGGCTCGCCGCAAGCGATTTTACCGACGATCGGCAAAAGCCGAGAGTCGGGCATAGGTTCAACGTTCTTGTAGGTAAGGTTGGATGTTACGCCGTCCATCAAGTAGTCGACTGTCGTGCCAAGTACGTTGGCGAGCTTTTGCAGCCGCAGTGCGCTGATATTCTCAATATCACCGTTCTCCCATTTACGCACAGTGCTCTTCGCAACGCCCACGAAGTTACCGACGTACTCGAGAGTCAGGTCGCAGGCCTTGCGCCTGTCATGGATTCGCTCGCCCATAGTCATAAATATCACCGCCCTTGTCTATCTAACCCCTATTATAACGCGCAAGTGTCAAAAAGGAAACACTTTTTTCTCGAAAACAGAAAAAAGTTTCCTTTAGGGGTTTACAAATCCAAAATGATGCGCTATGATTGAGTAGCCTTAAGGAAACTTTTCAGAAAGGAGGACGCCTAAATGCTCAATGCTAATGCTCTTCGCGCCTCTATGGTTGAGAACAACTGCAGCGTCAGAGAGCTCGCAGAAATCTGTGGTCTCAAGCCTAAAGCCTTTTACCAGCGCTTGAATGGCCGTGTTGATTTTCGTGTTGGCGAGATCATCAAGTGCTCCGGACGCTTGCATCTCTCCGTGGAAAAACGCAATCAGATTTTTTTTGCGGAGGAAGTTTCCTAAAGGAAACAAATGCCCGCCGAGGCAACTTTAGAGCAAACCGAGAAACTGGCGTGCACACAGATTCTCGATTATGCAAAAACCTTTTTTCAAGACCCAAAAAACCAACAAGCCTTTCAAGTATGGCTCAAATCTAAGGAGGAACGACAAAATGGCAACGATCAAAGTTGAGGTCACGTATGACCCGAAAAAAGAAACTCTGAGTCAGGCGCTCGCCAGTCTTCTGACTGAAAAGCCTGAACACACAGAGATCACCGCACAGATGTCTCTTTTCGATAACCCCGCCCCCACGGAAACACCTACCGCCCAGACCTCCACCGAGGCACCCCAGGAGTCCCCTGCGGAGTCCGCGTCCGAGGCCCCTGATACTAAGCCTGCTGAGGAGAAGACGATCTCTAAGGCTGACGTAAGAGCCCTCGCGGTCAAGCTCTCTAAGAATGACAAGGCCGCCCTCAAGGCGATCTTCAAGGAGCTTGGCGTCGCAAACCTGTCCGCTGTCAAGGAAGAAGACTATCCCGTCTTCTATGAGAAGTTGGTGGCTGCGAATGGCTAAACACGCTCTCTTATCCGCCAGCGGCGCGCATCGGTGGCTCTTGTGTACGCCGAGTGCCCAGCTCGAGCAGAAGTTCCCCGCGTCGACCAGCGCTTACGCCGAAGAGGGAACGGTTGCGCACGCTCTCGCAGAGCTCACGACGCGCTACTTCCTTGGTGAGCTTGACGAGGTCTCCTATGAAAATCAGATCAAATCCGAGTTCGAGCCGAACAGCTATTACAATGCGGAAATGCGTGAGTGCGCGGTCGCCTACGCGAAGTTCGTGACCGGCCGCCTCGCCGAGGCGAAGAAGACTTGTCCCGACGCAATGATTATCCTCGAGACTCGTCTCGACTTCTCGAAGTATGTGCCCGGCGGCTTTGGCACCGGTGACTGCGTGATTATCGCCGAGCCGATTCTCGACGTGATCGACTTTAAGTATGGCAAGGGCCATCGCGTCGAGGCTGAGAACAACCCGCAGATGCAGCTCTACGGCTTGGGCGCGCTTGAGCAGTTCGGCGATCTCTATGAGATCAAGACCGTTCGCATGACGATCTTCCAGCCGCGGCTCTCCGGTATCGAGGATTCTTCCGAGAAGACTGTCAAGGAGCTTACCTCCTGGGGCAAGAGCTACGTCAAGTCAAGAGCAAAGCTCGCAGACAAGGGCGAAGGCGACTTCGCGCCAAGCGAAGAAGCCTGCCGTTTCTGCCGCGCAAAGAATCAGTGCCGCGCTCGTGCCGAAGAGAACCTCAAGCTCTTTGACGAGAGCCCTGACCCGTTGCTCATCTCTCCCGAAGAGGCAGGCGTGATTCTTGCCAAGTCCGCGGATATTGAAACCTGGCTCAAGGACCTGCGCGAGCTTGTGTCTGGCGCGTTGACCGCCGGTGAAACGGTAACCGGCTGGAAAATGGTCGAGGGTCGCAGCAACCGCAAGTTCGCGGACGAAGATAAGGTCGTCGCAGCTATGAAGGCTGCCGGCTATGACGAGTCTCTTCTTTACGACCGCAAGCTCATCACGCTTACGCAGATGGAACGCGACTTCGGCAAGAAGACCCTCGCTGAGATTCTCGGCGACTTGATCGTCAAGCCTCAGGGCGCGCCGACGCTTGCGCCTGAATCGGACAAGCGACCCGCGTATCGCTTTGAAGACCAGGTCCTCAAGGCCTTTGACGAGTAAGAGGAGGAAATGACAATGACGCAATCGAAAAGCCGGCGACTCCTGTATCAGCAGGCTCGCTTGATTCGTATTCAGTGGGCTGTCATTCTGGCGCTCGTCTGTACGATCGTTCTTATGGCGATTTTCCTGCCGAAGGCAAAAGCCATCGAAGAGACTGCGATGCCGACCTTAGAGCTTGAGCCCGCGTCGTATGTGACGCCAGAGATCATGCCCGAGCCTGCTATTGAGACTGAGCCCGAAGAGATCGAGCCCGTTCTCGAAGAGCTTGGCGAGTTCCGTCTGACCGCGTATTGCGCTTGCCGCAAGTGCTGCGGGAAAGACCCTGGCGACTTCGGCTATGGCGTTACCGCGTCTGGCGCGGTCGTCGAGGCCGGCCGAACGATTGCAGTTGACTCCTCTGTTATCCCTCTCGGCTCTGAGATCGTGATCAACGGGCATACATACGTTGCCGAAGATACGGGCAGCGCCATCAAGGGAAACCGCATTGATATTTACTTCGATACTCACCAGGAAGCATTAAATTTCGGCGTTCAGTATGCTGACGTCTACATTATTAAAAATTAAAGGAGATTTTTACAATGGCTACTGCTACTCAGATCACCACCGGTCGCGTTCGTTTTTCCTACGTCAACGCCTTTACCCCTCGCGCCGCTCAGGAAGGCGCGCAGCCGAAGTACAGCGTGACTCTGCTGATTCCGAAGACTGACAAGAACACAATCACGAAGATCAAGGCTGCGATTGAGGCTGCGAAGACCGCGTACCTGCAGAAGCACTCTGGCAAGAAGCTGCCTTCTACCCTGAAAACCACTTTGCATGATGGCGACGGCGAGCGCCCGAATGGCGGCGAGTTCGGCCCCGAGTGCAAGGGTCACTACGTTATGACCTGCAGCTCCAACAACAAGCCCGTGATCGTATACGCTGATAAGACCCCGATCACCGAGGCGAGCGAGCTCTATTCCGGCTGCTACGGCCGCGCGATCGTTAACTTCTATGTCTACGACACGAACGGCAACAAGGGTGTTTCCGCGGGCCTGAACGGCATTATGAAGCTCAGCGACGGCGAGCCCCTGTCTGGCGGCATCGTGACTGATTCCGACTGGGACGACGACTTCGAGGACGAAGACGACGATCTCCTGAACTGAGCCCATGAAGATCGTCTGGCACACGATTCCCGACTTTCCTGAGTACGAGATCAATCGCTTAGGAGAGATTCGGCGCAAGAGTACGGGGCGCGTGTTAAAGCCTTTTGACGATCGGCGCGGTTATCTGCGAGTAAGCCTAAACGGCTGCAATGTGAAGGTTCATTTGCTCGTCGCGAGAATGTTCGTGCCAAATCCGCACGATTACCCCGTGGTAGACCACAAACGCGGCAATAAGCATGATAACCGCGCCAGCCAGCTCGAGTGGTGCACGATCGCGGAAAATACGCGGCGTGCCCACGCCCTCGGGCTTTACCCCCCCCCCGCAATAGCAAGAAGGGAGCGAGTACATGAAAACTCTCGCAATCGATATTGAAACCTATTCCTCGGTCTCTCTTCAAAAAGCCGGCGTCTATGCCTATGCGGCGAGTCCTGATTTTGAGATTCTGCTCTTCGGCTATGCTTGGGACGATGGCCCTGTTGAGGTTGTCGACATGGCGCAAGGCCAGAAGCTACCCCAGGAGCTCCAGGACGCCCTGTATGACCCCGAAATCCTCAAGACGGCATTCAATGCGTCTTTTGAACGGACTTGTCTGAGCGCGTTTATGGGTCGCGTGACTCCCGCAGATCAATGGAGCTGCACCGCAGTCATGGCCCGCGAGCTTGGCTTGCCTGGCAGCCTGGAAGCTGTTGGCGAAGTGATCGGCCTACCTGAGGACAAGCAGAAGTCGAAGACGGGTAAAGCTCTGATTCGATACTTCTCAATTCCCTGCAAGGCCACAAAGGTCAACGGCGAGCGCACGCGCAATCTTCCTCACCATGACCCCGAACGGTGGAACCTCTACGTTGAGTATAACCGTCAGGACGTCGTGACGGAGCGCGCGATCAGGAAGCGCCTGCAGAAGTTCCCCGTGATTCCCAGCGAGCATGACCTGTGGATAATCGACCAGCATATCAACGACCGCGGCGTCGGCGTTGATACGGTCCTCGCGGAAAATGCAGTTGCGATCGACCAGATCGTAAAAGCGCGGCTGCTTGACGCCGCAAAGGAATTGACGGGCCTTGATAATCCGAAGAGCGCCGCGCAGCTCAAGTCCTGGATTGAGGAAGTCTCTGGCTTTGAGGTGGAGAGCCTCAACAAAAAGATGATTGGTGACGTTCGCAGCGGCACCGATAATGAAGAGGTCCACGCGATGCTCGATATTCGTCAGGGCCTTGCGAAGACCTCAACTGAAAAATACAACGCGATGCTCCGCACGGTTTGCCCTGACGGACGTATTCGGGGTCTGACTCAGTTTTGCGGTGCCGCGCGCACCGGACGCTGGGCCGGGCGTTTGGTGCAGATGCAAAACCTGCCGCAAAACAAGATGCCCGACAGCGAGCTTGATGCCGCGCGGCGCTTGGTTCGTGAAGGCGATCTTGAGACTCTCGAGATGCTCTTCGATGATACGGCAGGAACGCTGTCCCAGCTCATTCGTACGGCCTTTATTCCTAAGCCTGGCTGCAGGTTCATTGTGGCTGACTTCTCTGCAATCGAGGCTCGCGTGCTCGCCTGGCTCGCGGATGAAGAGTGGCGCATGGACGTCTTCAACACGCACGGCAAAATCTATGAGGCCTCGGCCGAGCAGATGTTTCACCTGCCGAAAGGGTCCGTCAAGAAGGGTGACCCGATGCGTCAGAAGGGTAAAATTGCTGAGCTCGCTCTGGGCTATGGCGGTTCCGTTGGCGCTATGAAGAGTATGGGCGCTTTAGCGATGGGTCTTGAAGAATCTGAGCTCAAGCCGATCGTCAATAGTTGGCGCGCAGCAAATAAGTCGATCACGAAGTTCTGGTGGGACACGGACGCGGCCGTTCGTCGGTGCATTACGACGCAAGCCCCCGTTGATTTGCCGCATGGTATGAGACTTCGCAAGCAAGGACCGCTTATGCGTCTGCGCTTGCCGAACGGCCGAGAGCTCAGCTACGTCAAGCCCCGCGTCGACGGTGACGACAATATCACCTATGAGGGAACGATTCAATCCTCGGGCGGCTGGGGCCGTATTGAGTCCTATGGGCCGAAGTTCGTGGAGAATATCGTTCAGGCTACTGCCCGTGACTGCCTGGCCGAGGCTATGTTTAGACTTGAGGCTGCCGGCTTCCCGATCGTCTTCCATGTTCACGACGAAGTGATTTGCGAGGTTCCGATCGGCGTCAGCTCTGCCGAAGAGCTCGGCGCGCTCATGGGCCAGCCGATCTCCTGGGCCCCGAATTTGCCGCTTCGCGCCGACGCCTACGAGTGCGAGTATTATCGCAAGGACTAATTTGGAGGAAGAACAGTGACTAAGAAAATCTTATTGAAATGGCTTGAGGCCCGAAAGACTGAGGCCCTTGCGCAGGTCGACACACAGGAGACCGCCGCAAAAGCTGCATTACTTGCGGAAAAGCTCGAGTGTACGAAGTTCGCCGAGATGGTCGCGTATGTCGAGCCGCGTCTGACCGAAGTTTATGACTATATGATGGACTGGCACAAGAAGAACGAGGAGCTTGCAGGTCCTTTGTCTATGAGCTGGGGTACCGTTCTGTACTCAATTCAAAACGTACTTCTTGCGCGGGTCCCTACGGCTGAAAAGCTGCAAGAGACTGAGCTGCGCGAGGCTCAGGTTGACAGAGACCTCAAAAAGCGGTTTTCCGATATTCGGCGCGAGGTTGAAAAGACTTATTACAATGTTGCGCTGAATGTCAATGCCCTCGCGAACGCAAAGCTCGGCCTTGAGTATCTCTCGACTCTCGGCTTTGACCTGTCCGGTCTTATCGCTGAGCAGGAGCAGCCTGTCGAGAAGGCGCTCGCAGTTCCCATCAACACCAGTTTTTTGCTGATTATGCCGAAGGAGGTACACAATGAATCTGAAGCAGTTTGACAAGATCGTGACCGACCAGCTCTCTCGCAGCGAGCTCGTCCTCATGGGTAAGGGTACCGAATACGCCGAAGAGGCGACCGACGAAACCGAGGTCGACCGCCTGGCGCATTTCAAGAAGGCGGCTGCCTTGCAGGACATGACAACCGCGCAGGCCGCTTTTGGGATGCTGAGCAAGCACCTCGTTTCTGTCGCCGATATGGTCGGCTCTCGTCAGTCTTATCCGCTCACACAGTGGAATGAGAAGATCACCGACAGTATCAACTATTTGCTGATTCTGCGGGCAATCGTTGAGGAAGGAAGGTCCGCATGAAAAGCATCGAAGTTGCGGTCTTAAATCCCGAAGTTATTCCTTCGGCTGAGAAGATGATGGTTTGCGCTGCGCGTCTTACGCAGCGCGGCCACAAGATCAAAAGCCTGGACGACTTCATGGCGCTCTATAACAAGAGCTACACCGAAGACACGGTAACCACAATGACAAAGCTGCCGCACCCGACGATTCAGAAGTTCGGCGCGATCAATGTTGTCATTGTCGGCGCGAGTCGGCGCTTCCTGGCGCAGATCACGCGCCACCAGAACGAAGTCAAGTTCATGTCTGCCTCGTTGCAGTACAGCGACTACTCGGATGACGCTGCCTTCGCGATTCCTTATGAGGTTATGGAGCGCGGCGAAGAAGAGACTTATTTGACCTCCTGCAAGCTGAACATGGCGAACTACGCCGAGGCCGTCAAGCAGGGACTTGACAATGACGCTGCCGGTTATATGGCTCCGCAGGGCCTTCGCAATGTCCTTCTTATCAGCGCGACGCCCTATCAGTGGAAGCACATCATCGGTCAGCGTACTTGTCGGCGCAATACGTCCGAGACTCGTTTGGTTCTGCTCAAGGTCTGGGACGAGCTCTATAAGCTGAACCCGCTACTTTTCTCCCGAGCAACGACCGGTCCCTTCTGCATGAGAGGCGCCTGCAAGGAAGGCAAAATGGGCTGCAAGAACCCCATGCCGTATTTAACGCCGAACGAGCTGCTACAGCTTGATTATCCTTTGCTCTTTAGGGAAGAAGGTGCCACCGATGCAGGTTAAACTCATCGATCACGGCGTGCCCGCGAATATGCTGCCAAAGAGAGCTTATGCGAACGACGTCGGCGCGGACGTGTATGCGCTTAGAGATCAGATCGTCGAGATCGGCTGCTCTGCTGTGATCGGTCTCGGCTTTGGCCTTGAGCTCCCTGCTGGCTTTGGCGCGTTCATCTTCCCCAGATCGAGCCAGACGGCGAAAGGCGTCGACTGTAAGCTCCCTCCGCTTGACCCTGGCTATACTGGAGAAATGCACGCAGTCATTCACAATAGCGGTCACGAGGCGTATCACATCTACCGCGGCGACCGTATCGGCCAGTTAGTCGTGCTGCCGGTTGCGACTCCCGACTTCGTTCTTGACGCGGGCAAGGCTCGCGGCGACGGCGCCTTCGGTTCAACTGGCAAATAGAATCTTGCCCTCCCTCCTGAGGCTTTTGCCTCGGGGGGGGGGAGCTGAAACGGAGGTGACTCATTTGGAACGAGTCAGCAAAGACGAATATTATTTGAACATTGCCGCGGCCGTTGCCGCGCGATCAACCTGCTTGCGAAAACACTATGGCGCTGTGGTCGTGAAAAACGATGAAGTCATCGCAACCGGCTATAACGGTTCTCCGCGCGGCGAGGCGAATTGCTGTGACACTGGCGTCTGCTACTGCCGATCGCACGAGCTGCCGCTTGACGAGACCGCGGCTGCGCATGGTTCGCAATACGGCTCCTGCGTAGCGGTTCATGCTGAGCAAAATGCGATCATCAGCGCGTCAAGGCAAGAGCTCCAAGGTTCTACGCTCTACCTGGTCGGCTATGACCCCAGGACAAAGAAATGGATTGAGGCAAAGCCCTGCAATATGTGCGACAGAATGATTCGCAATGCAGGCATTCAGAGAGTTGTGCGAAGGGAGATTGACGAATGACAGCAGTTCAGTACGACGGTCCTATCACGATTGCGGTCGGGCAATCTCGGCGCTCTACTCAGTGGCAAAACCGTGATCTCATGTGGTCGCAGCTTGTCAATCGTCTTGAAATCCCTGAACGGACGCAGGAGTCTGCAAAAGAATATAAGGCCCTGCCGAAAGCTCAGCGCGACGAGATCAAAGACGTTGGCGGCTTTGTCGGCGGCGTGCTCAAAGGCGGCCGGCGTAAAGCCGACGCGATCACTCAGCGCCGACTCCTGACTTTAGACCTTGATGAAGTACCGGCCGACGCCGACCCCTGGGACACGGTTGTTCTGGTCCTCGGTTGCGCCGCCGTTCTTTATAGCACGCATAGTCACCGGCCGGACGCCCCACGCCTTCGTCTGGTTATGCCACTCTCACGCGCGGTCTCACCCGAAGAATACGCAGCGGTTGCGAGAAAGATCGCGCAGGACATCGGCATCGACATGTGCGACGACACCACGTATGAGCCGCATCGGCTTATGTACTGGCCCTCACTCTCCTATGACGCTGAGTATCGGTACGAGTTTTCCGATGGCCCCTGGCTCGACGTTGACGAGCAGCTCAAGCGCTATGTCGACTGGCATGACCCCACGGAGTGGCCGGTCTCTTCACGACGGGCTGAGGCTCTTCACCGGCTTGCTAAAAAGCAAGGAGACCCTACCGCAAAGGACGGCGTCGTCGGCGCGTTCTGCAGTACATACTCTGTCGCAGACGCAATCGAAGAGTTCTTGCCTGACGTCTATGAGAAATGCGACGACGGCCGTTATACCTTCAAGGGCGGCTCTACAACCGGCGGCTTGGTCCTTTACGATAACGGTCTCTTCGCGTACTCTCATCATGGCACGGACCCCGCAAGCGGAAAGCTATGCAATGCTTTTGACCTTGTCCGTATTCACCTATTCGGCAATCAGGACGACGCTGCCGCGCCTGGCACCCCGAGCAGCCGTCTCCCGTCGTTCGTTGCAATGGCAGACGAGGCTTTGCAGATTCCTGAGGTTCGCGAGGAGCTTGCGAGAAAGCGTTTACAGAAGATCAGCGCACAGTTCGACGAAGATGACACCTCTGCCGATGAAGGCGAAGAGGATATGAGCTGGACTCGCGACCTGACTCTTACCAAAACGGGAAAATGCGAGGCCACGATCGAGAACGTCAGAATCATCATGGAAAACGACCGCCGCTTAAAGGGCCGTTACTTCTACGACACCTTTAAAGAGCGCATGACCGTTTGCGGCGACTTACCGTGGATTAAGCTCAGCGCTCGACTCTCGAACGCTTGGAACGACGTTGACGACGCAGGTCTTCGCAATTACATCGAAAAGCGTTACACGATCGCGAATGTCTCGAAGATCGTCGACGCGGTTGCGCTTGCGATGCTTAAATGCTCGCGGCATCCTGTCCGCGAATATTTGGAGGGCCTCACCTGGGACGGAACGCCCCGTGCCGACACGATCTTCATTGACTACCTCGGCGCCGAAGATACTGAGTACACGCGGACGGTCACGCGCAAGGCTTTGATCGGCGCGGTTGCTCGCGTAATGCAGCCTGGGTGCAAGCACGATCACATTCTTGTCCTGGTTGGTCCTCAGGGCTGCCGCAAGTCTACGACCCTCGCCAAGCTCGGTAAGTCCTGGTTTTCTGATTCCTTCTATACCGTTCAAGGTAAAGAGGCGTACGAACAGCTTCAAGGCTTTTGGCTTATTGAGATGGGAGAAATGGCCGCGACCCGAAAGGCTGAGCTTGAGCAGATCAAGCAGTTTGTCTCTAAACAGTCGGACAGCTACCGCGCGGCGTACGCTCGTCGAACGCAAGAGCGCCCGCGGCAATGTGCCTTCTTTGGTACGACCAACGATGATGAATTCCTGCGGGACGCGACAGGCGGCCGCCGTTTTTGGCCTGTTACTGTCACAGACAAGGGCCGAGAGACAGGTGACTACTTTACACCTGAGATCGTCGATCAGGTATGGGCTGAGATCATGGTTCGGTATAACGCCGGCGAAGTTTGGTACTTGAATGACGCGAAGATCGAGGCCGAGGCTCGTGCAATTCAGGACGAGCATACTGAGATGAACGGCAAGCAGAGCCTTATTGAGAAATTCGTCAATACGCTCTTACCGGAAGACTGGGCCTCGAGAGACCTCGAGCAGCGGCTCGCTTTTTGGGCGGACGGCTTTTCCGATGAACAAGCGCAAGGGACGGTACCTCGCAGGTATGTGTGCGCTATGGAGATTTGGCGAGAGCTTTTTGGCGGCTCGGTTCGTGACTATACGCCAGCGCAAGCTCGCGAAATCAATTCCATGCTTAAGCGACTGCCTGGCTGGCGCTCCTGGTCGAGTATTGACTGCGGCCCGATCTACGGAAAGCAAAGGGGCTTTGCCAAAATCCTTTAACAGCAGAACCTCACGATTTTACAGCAGAACGCCCCGATTTTTACAGCGGAGTCATAGCAGTTTGGCAGCCTTAGCTTACAGCAGTTACAGCAGTTGCCAAAAATTACTGCTGTTCAAAAAAGTCAGTGATTGCAAGCAAAACAGCAGTTACAGCAAAATAAACAATTTTCTATATAAGGGTAAAAAATTAAGAAAATTAAGAGGAGAATATATCCATATACACCTATAAATCCTTAATTACAACGCCCTATATAGAAAATGCGCTGTTTTCGCTGTAACTGCTGTAGGAGGTAGCTTTGAAAGAATCAACAGTTGAAAGGAATATCCGCCGACAAGTCGAGGCCCTCGGGGGCGTGGCTTGGAAGTGGGTAAGCCCTGGACGTCGGGGCGTGCCTGACCGAATCTGTATTTTGCCTGGGCCTCATATTATTTTTGTCGAGCTTAAGCGCCCGGGCTTGAACGACGGACGGAGCGAGCAGCAAAAGAAGGTCTTTCGTATTTTGGAGGGGCTGGGCTGTCACGTCTGGCTGATTGACGATGCGGAGATTTTTCGTCAGCGGCTTATTGAGATCGGGGTGTCAGCATGAAATACGCACCCTACCCTTATCAGGCTTTTGCTGAGAAGTTTGTCCTTGAGCATAAGGCCGCGGGCCTGTTCCTCGATATGGGCCTCGGCAAGACGGCGATCACGCTCTCGGCGTGCGAGAAATTGCTGCGGGACTATTTTGATACAAGCAAGGTCCTCGTGATTGCGCCGCTCCTTCCTGCGAGAGAGACGTGGCCCGACGAACTGGCGAAGTGGGACCAGCTTGAGGGCTTGACTTATTCTCTGATTATCGGCACGGCGCAGGAGCGAATTGACGCGCTGCATACTGACGCCGATTTTTATATCGTCAATCGCGAAAATGTCGTCTGGCTCGTCGACTATTACAAGAAGAAGTGGCCTTTCGATATGGTCGTGATCGACGAGCTATCGAGTTTCAAGTCCAGTAAGGCCCAGCGCTTTAGGGCTCTTCGGAAAGTCCGAAAATATATCGACCGAATTGTCGGCCTTACAGGTACGCCGGCCCCGAACGGCCTACTTGATCTCTGGTCTCAGGTTTACCTCTTAGACGAGGGCGCGCGGCTCGGTCGAACGTTGTCGGCTTATCGCGATACCTACTTCACACCTGGCAGGCGCGGGCCGAACGGAATCGTCTATGACTGGAACTTGAAGGACGGAGCTCGTGAAGCGATCTTCGCAAAGCTGAGCGATCTCTGTATCAGCATGGAAACGACGGGCCTTCCTGAACGGCTCACGATTCCCCATGAGGTCAAACTCTCGGAAAAAGCAGCGGCTATGTATCAGCAACTTGAAAGGACTATGCTGCTGCCTTTTGCAGATGGAGACGTTGACGCGGCGACGGCCGCGATCTTGACGAATAAGCTATTGCAGTTGGCCGGCGGTGCGGTCTACGACGAGAACGGCAAAGCTCAGATCGTCCACGACCAAAAGCTCGAGGTTTTAGACCAGCTTATCGAAGAGGCGAACGGTCAACCGGTTTTGGTGTTTTACAACTACAAGCATGAGCTTGATCGGCTGCAAGCGCGGTACCCTCAGGCCGTTCATGTGAAAGAGGAGAATGTCGTCAAACGGTGGAACGCAAAAGAGATTCCGATTCTTCTCGCGAACCCCGCAAGCGCCGGTCACGGCCTTAATTTACAATTCGGCGGTCATATCGCGATTTGGTATAGCCCGACTTGGAACCTTGAGTTTTTCCAGCAGGCGAATAAGCGCCTTCATCGGCGTGGACAGGCTGAGACCGTCCTCATTCACACGCTTGCGGCAAAAGGTACGATCGACGAGCGTATTTACGATATTGTCTTACGAAACAAAGAGGCAGGTCAGAACGCCTTGCTTGAGGCGGTCAAGGCCAGAATCAAGGAGGTAACATGACAGAAGAAGTCTTACAGTCGTTATCTGACGACCCGATGGCCGTACTCAACCGTGGCTATCGCGCAAAGGAGCGTATTGCCGCAAGGCAAGAACGCATTGAAGAGTGGCGACAGATCGCCGAATCCATTACAGCGAATCCCGAGAACGCTTCGAGCGGCGGTGGTTATCCCACGAGCAAGACCGAGAATGGTACTTCCTGCTACAAAAAGGACGAACAATAAATTCATGAATAT